GCTTCGGTTATGAAGATTTCAAGCAGCAGCGCAAATGATGCCGCTGCGGGTACTGGAGCGCGCACCATTTTAATCAACGGCCTAGATGCCGATTATAACCAGATCAGCGAGACAGTGACGCTCAATGGTCAGACAGCCGTTAATACCGTCAACAGCTACCTTCGCGTTTTTCACATTGCTGCGTTAACAGCAGGCTCTGGCGATGCTGCTGCTGGCACAATTTACGCTGGTACTGGAGTGGTTACCGCTGGTGTCCCAGCCGTAATCTATGGGGTTTATACTGCTAATAGCGGATCTACGGCGACGATATGGACTGTACCTGCCGGATATACAGCTTACATTGTCAGCTACGCATCTGGCTATGGTAGCACGACTGCCAACGCAAATGGTACGGTAGCGCTTCTTGTAAGAAATTTTGGCGGTGTTTTTGACACCATTTCACAGGTCAAGGCATCAAACGGGAATCAAGGTGGTCTCACCTTTGAATATCCTATTGCCATTCCAGAAAAGTCTGACATTGAAATTCGCGCTATATCTTCAACCGCAGGTGCTAGTGTTACTTCTGAATTTCAACTTGTATATATCAAGAACGAAGGCGCTCTTTAAGGGGTAACGGCATGACCGTAAGCGGCACTTTTAATTACAATCCGTCGCTTGGCGAACTGACGCTGTATGCCTTTAACCTGTGTGGCATTCGCAATACTGCGTTGCTTCAGGAGCATATGGAATCGGCGCGCATGGCAGCGAACCTGTTGCTTGGCCGCTGGTCTTCTGAGGGTGTTAACCTTTGGATGGTAAACCTTCAGACAATACCGCTGATTAAAGGTGTTTCAGAATACACATTGCCTGCCAACAACATTGTCATGCTCGACACCTATATTGAGACTGACGATGGCTCTGGACCGCCAATTGACCGCTTGATCTTGCCAATCAGCCGCACTGAATATGCTTCATACCCCAATAAAGAGCAGCAGGGCTTCCCCACAACGTACTGGCAGGACCGTCAGATCACTAGCACTGTGTCGCTGTGGCCAGTCCCTGATGGCACCCAGACGTCTTTGAAATACTATCAAGTATGCCAGATTGATGACGCTGACTTTGCCAACGGACAAACGGTCAACGCTCCTGTCTATTTCCTTGAGGCTTTTGCTTATGGTTTGGCGCAGCGTTTAGCCATGATTTGGGCACCAGATCGCCTTCAGATCTTGAAGCCTTTGGCCGACGAAGCTTATCAAATTGCAGCAATGCAGAACGTGGAAACAGCCCAGCAGTACATTTCCCCAATGATCTCTGGCTATTTTAGGTAGGATAAATGGCATACGCCTCACAGTCAGGTCGGGCCAGAACAAGTTCATCAGGGCCCCAAGCGCATGCAATCTGTGACCGCTGCGGGTTTCGCTACAACCATGTCGATCTTCAGTGGCAGTATGACTGGCGCGGTGCGGCATTGCAGAATATCCGTATCCTTGTCTGCAATAGCTGCTTGGATACACCTCAAGACCAATTGCGGGCTATCGTGGTCCCTGCTGACCCTGTGCCAATCATGCAGGCGCGTGTGCAAGATTTTCAGACGGCTGAAACCGATTATCAGACTGTCACTGCGCCACCCATCATTGATCCGACTACGGGCATCCCAATACCTGTTAACGTGACGCTTACAACTGAGGATGGGGTGAATTTGGTTACGCAGCAGGTTGGTCCGCCGCTTGGTTTGACCCAAGGTGCCGTTATGCCGCTGGTTGGCAAGGAGCATTTCTCCGTTAAGCTTAATCCGCTTTCCGTTTCCGCTGTTGGCACAGACCAGATCGCAGTTACGTTTTCAGCGCCCCATGGCCTTGTAACCAATGCTCAGATTTCTGTTGACGGGCTTTCCAATCCTCAGGCATGTGGATTTTACAGCATCACAGTTACTACTGCTACGGCATTTACCTATCAGACAAATAAGGTTATACCGGCAGCATCGCTGCTCACTGCTACGACAAACATGGTCACGGCTTTGGTTGGTTTGCCATATGGCTTCACCCAAATACCGCAGACGGGGATTTAACAATGGCTAATACAACAATTCCTCAACTTCCACTTGCTACCTCACTGAGCGGCACAGAGCAGTTGGAAATTGTTCAAGCTGGCGTTTCTAAGCGCACAACAACTGGGGCTGTCGCGGGCACCATAGCTGGCCCCACAGGACCAGCAGGGAATGCAGGCCCAACAGGCCCAACTGGTATAGTTGGCCCAACAGGACCGACAGGTAGTCAAGGCAACTCTGGCAACCAAGGTCCTACGGGCCCAGCAGGCGCTGGATCAAATGCTTTAGTATCTTTGGGTAATGTTTCAGGAAGCCTTAATAGCCTTATACCATTTAACATAGATTCAGCGTATGAAATGACGGCTGTTGGGAATATCACGCTGGATAACCCCGCAATATATACTCGCGGTGCGCGCCAAGATTTATTTATTAAGCAGGATGCGACTGGGTCACGCACACTTACGCTTGGTAACAATTTTATTGTTCCGCCCGGTTCCGTATTAAGTACCTATCCCGGCGCTACTGACGTTGTATCATTTTCGGTCCAAACCGGTGGTTTTATAGTTACTCGCATTAGCAACGGGGTTGTTACTGCCCCTATCGGTGTTACATCTTTGACTGCAACGTTTACGGTCCCTGCTGTCGGATCAACCGCTGTAGCAAGCGTTGCTAACGGAACAAGCTATCCTAATGGCTCGTATGTGCAAATTCCGACTAGCACTCCTATGTACGGGCAGGTTACATCTGGTGGCGGAACAACATCATTAACCATTCAAAACATTAGCCAGACATCTGCTTCTGTTGGATTGACGGCGGCTATAGGAACATATGTGTCGTTTTCGGGCCCTACCGGTGCGGCTGCGACACAACAATACACAACATCTGCGGGTGCCTTTAGTTCATCTGGAAACGGCACATATGGCGTAATTACGTTAAGCAATGCCGCATTTCTTACATTTTTAGGGCAATATAGTTACGTCCAGCTTATAGACTTTAATAGTGATCCTAACGGTGTTTCTCTTGGGTATATGAGAGTTAATGCCTTTCCGGGCGGATCGGCTGTTAATTTCCTAAACATTAACTGTGGGGTTCTTTCGTACAACAGTTCTACAGGGCAAAATGTTTATGTTGTTACTTCCGCTGCTCCGGGGGCTACAGGCCCAACCGGCCCTACAGGCGCTGCATCGACGGTAGCAGGACCTACGGGCCCAACAGGCACAGCAGGCACAACAGGCCCAACCGGCCCTACAGGCGCTGCATCTTCTGTTGCTGGCCCAACAGGGCCTACTGGCGCTACGGGCACAGCGGGCACAGCAGGCCCAACCGGCCCTACAGGCGCTGCATCTTCTGTTGCTGGCCCAACAGGGCCTACTGGCGCTACGGGCGCTGCATCCACCGTTGCTGGGCCTACAGGGCCTACAGGCACAGCAGGCACAGCAGGCCCAACCGGCCCTACAGGCGCTGCATCTTCTGTTGCTGGCCCAACAGGGCCTACTGGCGATACGGGCACAGCGGGCACAGCAGGTCCTACAGGTCCTACAGGTGCGACTGGATCTGGTAGCATGGTCTATCCCGGCGCTGGCATAGCAAACTCCACTGGCACGGCATGGGGCACGAGTTATACGACAACAGGAACGGGTACTGTTTTGGCACTGGCGACGTCGCCTGTGTTTACGACGCCAAATCTTGGTACGCCGTCTGCCGTAACTCTTACTAGCGGAACTGGACTGCCGTTGACTACAGGCGTTACTGGCGTTTTACCACTTGCTAATGGCGGCACAGCAAATAGTAGTTTTTCTGGCGCGACAAATACCGTAATATCGACAAATTCTACTGCCACTGGTCTTGTGCAAACAAGCATAACCGACACTGGTACCTTAGTTGGTATCGCTAACCCATTAACCATAACTGGCGGTAGTGGCTTAACACTTACAGCCGGTGCTAACTCATTTTCAGTAGTAACTACTGGTTCAGGTGCACTTAGTATCGGCGGCACTGGATCAACTCAGATAGGCGTAATCAGTATTGGTCGCTCAACTGGCAACCAGACTGTAGCTATTAATAGCGGGGCCACATTAAGCGGCAGCACCAGTACTATAACCCTTGGTACAAGCGGTGTAGCAGGCTCTACAACTAATATTACGATTGGTGGGACGGCAAATACCAGCACCACAACGATGAACGGCAATACGGCCACTCCTGCTGGGTCAACGGCTATGACCAAGGGATTTTTCTATATACCCGCTGCCGCTGGCGCACCAAGTGGAACGCCTACGGCTATAACGGGAACCGTGCCAATGTACTACGATACAACAAACAATAGGTTCTACATCTACAACGGCGCGTGGAAACTTGTAGCGTTAGTTTAAAGGAAAGATGATGCCAATTACACACACATGGACTGTACGGCAGATGGATACCTTTGTAGAATACGAAGGCAAGCCCAATGTTGTTGTCTCTATCCACTGGACGTTAACTGGTGTCGATGGTGACTACACAGCCAGTTTAGGTGGTGCCACAGGGGTATCGTTTCTAGCCGGTGCAGTATTTACGCCGTATTCAGACATAACTGAGGCTCAAGCCATTGATTGGGTGCGTGAAGTACTTGGCGAAGAGGCTGTAACAGGGTATGAGGCAAATGTAGCACAGCAGATTGCTGACCAGATAGAGCCACCTGTATTGACCCCTCCATTACCTTGGGCATAGGTATTTAACAATGGTATTTCATACAGGAATGGCTTTAAGCCAAGGGTATCAAAACTACTCGCTTCATCCTAAGCTGGTGGTTTGGATTTCTCGCCTACCATCGCTTCCTGATCTCAATACCGTTAATGCACTAAACACGTTCATGTATACACTGGATAGTGCCGGTATCTTGTCTGTTATGGATGGGTTATATTTTTTGGGCGCTGATCCCTTTGTTGCATCATACACCAACCTCATTAGTACCAAGTGGGACGGAACGCCAAGTGCAAGTGTAAGTTCTGCGTATGTAGCGGGGCAGGGTATCACGGGAGATGGGTCTTCAGTTTCAATCTCATTTGTTCCAAATCTTGCTACCGCAACTGGTATAAATTACACGCAAAACAATGCACATATGGCAGTGTGGTCTACTACAAGCCTAAGCAGTAGTCCGGTTTCTTCTATGTTTGGCGCTAATAAGTTTGGTATTTCCGCTGCTTTGCGGATTAACAGCAAAACAAGTGTAACAGTCCAAGCCAACGGAACAACATCTGTTACGGCTACAGTTACGGATTCAGACAGCTTTACTGCGTGGACCCGTAGCGATGCATCAAATATAACAATATATAAAGATGGACTTGTGTTATCGGGATCATTGGCAAGCACCGGACTGACTTTTGGAGAATTGTCTGCTTTTAAAGTTGGCACATTGAATTATGATAAAAACACACTTGCACTTATTAGTTGGGGCGGAGCCTTAACTACAGACCAATTACAAATTTATAATGTTGCAGCACTCATACTTCTTAATTCTTTTGGGTCAACTACTCCTGAAAATACAGAATCTGGCGAAATAATACTGCCAGCATATTTTACAAATACCACAATGGCGGCTGTCTCTGCGGTAAATATAGCGGGCTTTAGGGTTATCCAACAAAATATTGCTCCGGCAAGTAACGCCACCACTGGTTCCACATATGCTAATTTCCCGCTTACTGATGCCGCCACTTTCCGCGCTGACGCTTCAGCAACCAGCACAAATACATCTATCTATAATAGTCAGTTTATATGGCAATCTCGTGCGATTGTTCCTGCAAATAGCACATTAAACGATAGACCAAACTATACGCCAACGGGGATTGTACCGGGTGTCGGGGCAGTTTCTATGGTTAATGCTGCTGGCCTGCGGTGTTGGCCGCGATTTAGCACAATCAACAAAGCTATCGGCAATTCTCTTGTACAAGCTTTATATGGGGTCGGGGCACCTGCCACAAACCCCGGATATGAAACTGATCCTGTCCGAATGGGCTATGCTGACTGTGCGGCATATTATGGACTTTCAACACCAGTATCGTGGGTTGATGCCTACAATAATCGGGAAACTCAATTCCCAGACGTGTTTGTTACAAGGATAGGCGGCGCTAGCGGCACTTACGCCACTTGCATGGATGTGCCAATCTTACCGCCCGGAAGATTAGTTGATATACCCAATCTTAAACGAGGAATGGCGCTTGATGCAGAAGCGCAAGATGGACGCACATCAGCGCAGCTTCTTTCAAACATCCAACTCATGGCCGCAATTTGTGCTTATTACAATTTTGAATTACTGGTTTACCCAAATGTGTTTATTAATTCGGGCGCAATAAATACCGGATTTGATATTAATAACTTGTGGCAAATCAACCAAATTCCCAATGTTAAGTTAAGTTTAATGGCGTGGCAGCAATATGCCAATACTGACGTTGGGGCCCAAATTGATGCAAGCGAGGCACTGCTTAGGGGCCCCGCTGGCGACAAAACGATTAACTACGCCAACTTGTTAATGGGTGTTGGTATGGGTATCGGTGTCCAAGAAATGAGTGCTACCAACGCCGCCAGAATTCGCAGCAGGATTACAGGTCGCGGATACGGTGGTGTTTTATTTTGGCGCAATTATGGTATTGCAGGTGGCACGTTAGATCGGTCATACAACCAGACAATGGCTACCGTGCTAGGATTACCGACTTCGTGACCCAATAGGCAGTTATTATCTATTGTAATTATAGGATTATATTTATGAAAATATGTGTTTATGCCATTTCCAAAAATGAAGAAATGTTTGTCGAGCGTTTCTGCAATTCCGCCAAAGATGCTGATTTAATCCTGATTGCGGACACTGGATCGACCGACAATACAGTCAAGCTTGCAAAAAAACATGGCGCAAAAGTGTTGCCAATTTGCATCACTCCTTGGCGCTTTGATGATGCGCGCAATGCTGCGTTGGCCCTAATTCCTAAAGACATTGACATTTGTGTCAGTCTGGATCTTGATGAAGAACTTCAGCCGGGATGGCGTGAAGAAATTGAGCGTGTGTGGGAAGAAGGCACAACCCGTCTGCGTTATAAGTTTGATTGGGGTGCTGGGATTGCGTTCTTTTACGAAAAGATCCACGCACGTCATGGCTATCGCTGGGTGCATCCATGCCATGAATACCCCGCGCCATATTTGATTGATGAAAAATACGCCCAGACTGAAATGCTTTTGGTGATCCATAAGCCGGATAACACAAAGAGCCGTGGCCAGTATTTACCGCTATTGGAGATGTCCGTTAAGGAAGATCCGATTGATCCGCGAAATGCGTTTTATTACGCCCGCGAACTGTCATTTCACGGGGATTGGGCCAAGGCGATTGATGAGTGCAACAGGTATCTGGCGCTGCCCGGTGCCAATTGGCCTAATGAGCGTTGCTATGCATATAGGGTAATATCACGCTGCCATTCAGAACTTGGCGATTGGGACAGTGCTATACGCGCTGCGCGTATGGGCGTTGTGGAAGCACCTAATACCCGCGAACCTTGGGTTGAAGTAGCCAAGCTAACATATGAAAGGCATATGTGGGCTGAATGCTACGGCGCTGCGCTATCTGCATTGGCCATAAAAGACCGTGAATTGGTCTATACGGTAGATCCTGAGGTGTGGGGATCAAAGCCACATGACTATGCAAGCATCGCAGCTTGGAGTCTTGGCATGAAAGAAGCAGCCATTGAGCAATGCGAATTGGCAATCCAGCATGCCCCAGATGACGAGCGGTTGCTTGAAAACCTAAAGCTAATGACAGAAAAAGCAGATTGATTATCAGCACTAGAACATTGTCTTAATATTTGGTAGAACGCAGCGAACACTTTTATTGCAGCGGGACGCCATGCCAGCAACACCTCAGACAACACCACTTACCTATAACGGCTATGTGACGCAAGTCGCCACCATGGCCGTTGTTAATGTGCAGACCACCTCCGGTGTTGTTGAAGGGGTAGATGCGTCGTTTAACGCCATTATCCCCCAGATGCTGAACTATGCGGAATTAAGGATTCAGCGCGATCTTGACCTACTTCCATCTCAGACATCGCGTCCATACACGCTGACCACTGGCAACAACCAATTGCAGCTTGGGGCATATGATTTTGTCACAGTACAAACAATTACCCTGAATGTTTCTGAAGAAACATACCCGCTGCTACCGGCGACAAAAGAATATCTGCAAAATGTGTACGGATCTTCCGCATCTGCGAACAGGGCGCAGCCAAAGCTTTTTGCCATGTACGGCGGGGATCTTTCTACCGGTGGCGAAACTTACAACAATATTATTGTCGGACCTTATCCGGACACTGAATATAATGTTGATGTAGTTGGCACTGTGCGCCTGCCAACGCTGTACGAAAATGCGACAACGCCTTTGGCCAGCACCGGCACAACTTTTATCAGCACCTACTTTCCGGATCTACTGATCCAAGCGTCACTGATCTACATATCCCAGTTCCAACGCAACTTTGGTGCAGCATCTAATGACCCATCAATGGGGCCAACATATGAATTGCAGTATCAGAACCTACTGAAGGGGGCTTCAGTTGAAGAGGGGCGCAAGAAGTTCAGCGCATCCGCTTGGTCATCTATGCAGCCTCCCGTTGCGGCAACTCCAACAAGGTAGCGCTTCATGCCTCATGCCAGTTTGAAGCTACGCCCCGGCGTTGATCAGAATGAAACACTAGCCTTGAATGAGGCTGGTATTTCATCAAGTGAACTTGTTCGCTTTATTCCTGATCAGCAGCAGGGCGCTTTGGTCCAAAAGCTTGGCGGCTGGGATAAGTATTACCCCAATACCATGCCAGCCATTACCCGCGCTCTATGGGCTTGGCAGGACACACTAGCAGTAAAGCATCTTGCTTTTGGAACTGAAGAAATTGGCGTTACAGGCTCTGCCCAGCTTGGCGTTATCACAAATGGTACCCTTTCAAACATTACGCCGCGCTCAACCGCTGACAATGTGGCAGCGGCAGCTTCGGCCACGGCTGGAAGTAGCTACGTTACTATTACGGATGCAACCACCACAGGCATAACCCAGTACAATACAGTCTACATCGCAACGCAAATATCTGTTGGTGGCCTTGTTTTGTTTGGGTTGTACCAGTGTGACCCTGATGGATACCTTGGGGGAACGTCATATACTGTGCAGGCGCTGGACAGCCTTGGGTCGCCGCTTCCTGCCACCTCGACATCTACCACGACAACACTGCCGCTATTCTCTGTTGTATCAGCCAGTCCCACTGTAACTGTAACACTGGCTAATCACGGCTACAGTGTGGGATCTACCTTTCCTGTCCTTATGTCCACGACAGTTGGCGGAACGACTTTCTATGGCGACTTTGTTGTCCAATCTGTCATCAGCAGCAGCCAGTTTACAATTAATGCGCTGACGCTCCCAACATCCACCACCACTGGCTATTTAAATGGCAACCAAGCCCATTTTATTTATACCTTTGGTGTCGGCGCAATCTCCTCAGGAACAGGTTACGGTGTCGGAGCATATGGGAGCGGCGGCTATGGTACAGGTACTGCCGTTGCCCCAAGCACTGGCACCGCAATTAATGCAGACGATTGGACGCTTGATAACTGGGGCGAAATTCTTCTTTCCTGCCCAACTTACGAACAGTCTCCGCAATTCCAGCCTATTTACGAATGGGACCCAACTGACTCCGCCCCTCAGGCGACTGTTATTCCGCAAGCACCACCCGTCAATAGTGGTATATTTGTGGCCATGCCCCAGCGCCAAATTATTGCTTACGGCTCTACCTTTACCGGTATTCAAGACCCTTTGCTTGTTCGTTGGTGCGATGTCAGCAACTATAATGATTGGATTGGCACGGTCATTAATCAGGCAGGCTCCTATCGTATCCCTAAGGGTTCTAGAATTGTTGGCGCTATTCAAGCGGCGCAGCAGGCGTTGCTCTGGACGGACATTGGCGTGTGGTCTATGCAGTATATTGGACAGCCATATGTATATTCCTTCAACGAAGTGGGCTCTGGCTGCGGTCTAATCGCCAAGAAGGCCGCTGCGTCTATCAATGGGTCCGTTTACTGGATGGGGCCATCGCAGTTCTTTTCAATGACGCCAGAAGGTGTACAGCCTGTCTTTTGTCCAATTTGGGACGTTATCTTCCAAGACCTTGACCAAACAAACTTAGATAAAATCCGGGTTGCAGTAAACTCGCGGTTTGGTGAAATTACTTGGTATTATCCGACCATGAGCAATGGCGGCGAGGTTAACGCATACGCCAAGTACAATGTGGCTTTAAAGGCTTGGGATTTTGGAACGCTTGGCAGAACAGCTTGGGTTGATCAATCGGTTATTGGACCTCCTGTTGGCGCAGATCCGACCAGCCGGTATATTTACCAGCACGAAACATCCCAAAATGCTGACGGCCAGCCCATGCTTTCTAGCTTTCAAACAGGCTATTTTGCTATGTCTGAGGCAGATGTAAAAACTTTTGTCGATCAGGTTTGGCCAGATATGAAGTGGGGGTATTATGGCGGTGCTCAGAACGCCACGGTTAACCTTACATTCTATGTTGCCGATTATGCAGGCCAGACACCAATTACATATGGCCCCTATCCCTTGACGCAAGGCACAACTTTCATCTCCCCGCGCTTCCGAGGGCGGTTGGTTTCGATTGGCGTTGGCAGTAGCGACATTGATTCCTTTTGGCGGATTGGGAATATCCGCTATCGCATCCAACCGGACGGGAAGTTTTAAGCCATGGCATCATTAAGCGATCTTCTTACTACCGCAAAAAACATTGCATCAGCTATCAACGGTGTGGCGCAAACTTATGTAGCTATTCAGGGGGCACGAATCCTGCAAAACATTACTGCTACGGCTGTTGTAAACAATGCTGCTGGGCGACTGGCGGTGGTCACCGTCACGACCGCAGGCTCAACTGTCGGTACCATTTATGACGCAAACACAAGTAGTATAACAACACGTCCCATTTACACTATACCAAACACGGTTGGTGTTGTATTTGTTAACCTTCCAGTGGTTTACGGGATTGTTGTAACTCCGGGCACAGGTCAAGCTGTCACAGTCAGCTATTCGTGAGGTTATTATGCCATTAAAGCACGGTAAATCGCAAAAAGTCATTAGTGGCAATATTGCTGAGATGATTAAGTCTGGGCACCCTCGCGATCAGAGCATTGCTGCTGCGCTTTCAACTGCGCGCACAACCCGCGCCACAGGCGGTCAAGTCAACACAAAGGTTCACAGTGGGCCTATTCACAGCGCCGTAGCAGGCCGCACAGACCACCTTCCAATGCATGTGGCATCCGGATCTTATGTCATCCCCGCTGACATCATCAGTGCGATGGGTGAAGGCAATACCATGGCTGGCTTTAAGCATATGCGCACCATCTTTGGCGGCATCCCCTACGGCAATGTGCAAGAGCCTTATGGCGTTGAAGGCGGTCCTTACGGTGAGCCTTTGCCCGGTAAAGCTGAGGGTGGCGCTGCGACTGTTCCTATTGTAGCGGCTGGCGGGGAATATGTCGTAACGCCAGAGCAGGTAATTGAGGCTGGCGGCGGCGATCTTGACACAGGCCACAGGGTGTTGGATGAATTTGTTAAGCGTATGCGCGCTGAAACTGTTAATACATTAAAGAACCTACCCGGACCTAAGAAAGATTAATTATGAAAGATAAAACAAACCCAAAAGATCTATATATTCGCGTCGGTACGCCTGAAGATATTGATGAAATTATGGTTGTTGCCATGCAGGCGACTGAGGAAAATGGGTTTCTTGAAGCCAGCCCTGAAAAATTGGCCCAAGAAATATATCCTGCCCTTTGCCAAGACCACGGTATTGTTGGCCTGATTGGCCCCAAAGATGGCGCAATTGAGGGCATTGTGGTCCTGCGTATTGGCACAATGTGGTACTCAGATGCGCCGGTTGTCGAAGAAAAAGCTATCTTTGTTCACCCCGAATTTCGCAGCGCCAGAGGGGCCCGTGCAAGGCGTTTGTGCGATTTTAGCAAAAAAGTATCTGATACCCTTGGAATTCCTTTAATAATTGGTGTATTGTCCAATAACAGGACGGAAGCTAAGGTACGGATGTATGAGCGCCAGTTTGGGAAGCCAAGCGGTGCTTTTTTCCTATACGGCGCGAAAACTGGAGAACCCTCCAGAACGGAGCATTAAATGGGCGGTAAAACCTCTAAGTCAACGCAGCAGATTACCATCCCACCAGAGGTGTTGGCTAGGTATAGGGCAATTAATGCGCGTGCCGATACGGTAACTAACAGGCCATATCAATATTACGGTGGAGAGTTTGTTGCTCCGCTAAATGCAACGCAACAATCAGGTATTGCCAACACTAATGCTGCTGCAAACATGGCTCAGCCATATTTTGGCGCTGCAACAAATCAGCTTATGGGCGCGCAGCAGGCGGCTATGCCTTATTATCAGGGTGCCACCCAGCAGCTTGGTCAGGGCATAAACGCCGGTAATCAACTTGCGGCTCAGTCTTATAATACCCTCAATGCAGCGCAAAATCAGGCTGCTGGAATTCAGCAGGACGCGCTTAACAATTTCGGCGCTGCCTATGCAGGGGCACAGCCTTATAATCAAGCCGCTGGCAATCTGTATCAAGAGGGCCTGCAACAGGGTCGTGATTTCACCGGGCAGTCGGCTTTTGGGACGCAGCAGGCTTTGGCTGGCGCGCAACCTTTCCAGCAGGCTGCAACGCAATATTTGGGTAGCGGCGCTCAGGCGGTAAACCCAAGTGATTTGGGCGCTGATCAAATCAACAAATACATGTCGCCATATCTCAACACTGTCTTGCAGGGCACCGCTGGCCTTTTGAACCAGCAGAACCAGCAACAGCAGGCTGGACAGATGGGCAACGCTATCCGCTCCGGCGCATTTGGCGGCGACCGTTCAGGCATTGCGGCGGCAAACCTGAACCAGCAGCAGAATTTGGCAAATTCAAAAATCTATTCGGATATTCTTAACCAAGGCTATGGTCAGGCGCTTGGCACGGCTCAGCAACAGCAGCAGCTTGGCCTTGGGGCCCAGCAAGCCAACCGCGCCGCTCAGCAACAAGCTTCACAGCAAGCACTTGCCATTGGTCAGCAGGGCTTTGGGCAGGGACTTTCTGCCGCACAGCAACAGGCCGCTCTTGGCCAGCAGCTTTTTGGCATGGGGTCAACAACTGGGCAAAACGCCGCAGCCCTTGGACAGCAAGTTTATGGTCAGGGCACAGGTACAGCGGCCCAGCAGGCTGCAATGGGCCAGCAGATCTTTGGTCAGGGCGCTACCGCAGCAGCACAGCAGGCCGCTCTTGGTCAGCAACAGTTTGGTCAGGGCGCAACTGCATCTCAGCAAGCAGCAGCATTGGGCCAAGGTCTTTACGGCATGGGATCTGCCACATCACAGCAACTTGCCAATCTTGGTACAGGCGCTCAGGGAGCCGCCTTGTCAGGCGCTGGTGCCCAAATGGCGGCAGGCCAGACAGAGCAAGCTACGCAGCAGGCTTTGGACACTGCTAAGTACAATGAATTCCTTCAGGCTCAATCGCTGCCATACCAGCAGCTTAAACTGGCAGGCGACATTGCCCTTGGCACTGGTACGGCTTCTGGATCTACAACCACAACATCACAGCCCGGTGGCTTTTTCTCCGACGAACGTCTGAAGGAAAACATTAAGGCTGTTGGTAAGACTTTCGATGGTCAGACCATCCATAGCTATAACTATAAGGGTGACCCACGCACACAGATCGGTCTAATTGCCCAAGAGGGCCAGAAGCATCACCCAGAGGCTGTTGGCCTTGCTGGTGGCTACAAGACCGTTAATTACGACAAGGCAACTGAAGACGCCGCTGACCGTGGTCACATGGCTTATGGTGGCCTTGCAAGCGCTGGTGGCAGTGTAATGCCATATAACGCAGGTCAAGGGTTTGCTGGCGGTGGCGTGGCTGGATTTGACCCAGCTATAATGCAGCAGATCCTCGCGGCGCAGCAGGCTATGTATGCCCCAATTTCCAAGGGCGGCATGTACAGCGGCGGTCCGGACGCTGGCGGCGGTCTTGTGCCGCAGACTGAACTTACTGCGCGTCAATTGATGGTGCCTGCTGAATTGGCACGTCAGGCTACTGGCGCTGAGCAGGCAAATGCAATTGCCAACCTTGGCAAGACCGTTGGCGAACTTGGTGGTGAAGTTGGTGCTTGGGATTGGGGCGGCGAAGAAGCCAAGAAGAAGGATAAGACCCCGGTTCCTACCACTGGTGCTCGTGCCCCAGCGCCTGCGGCGACCGGCGTTGTCCCCCCAGAACCCGTAGACACGACCCCACCAACACCTGAAGAGCTTCTGAAAAAGAAGATGGCCCCTTATGCCCTTGGCGGCGGTATACCATATAGCGGTCAGGGTTTAGATATTCCTGATTCTGGCCTTGCTGCGGGTTCAGGTAGCCCAATGACGGCTGGCTCTCTTCCGGGCCAGCAAAGTGGCCTTGATAAGCTTAATAAGGTCGCAAATATTGCCGACACAGGAATGAAATTAGGCAAATTTGGTAAGAAGATTGGGCTCTTTTCGACCGGAGGTACGCCTTATGGTGGTCACGGTCTGGACATTCCTGAGGAAGACAGCTTAGATAAAACTTACCAGCTTCCGACTGCTGGGGAGATGCCCGGTAAGCCCGAAAGCGGGGTCGATAAGATTGGCAAAATTGCCAAAATTGCAGGCACTGTGGCGTCGATATTCTCCGACAAGCGCATGAAGGAAAACATTAAGCCAATTGGCAAGCTGTTTGACGGCCAGATCGTTCACAGCTTCAACTATAAGGGCGATCCACGCACCCAGATTGGTTTAATTGCGCAAGAGGTCGAAGACCATAAGCCGCATGCCGTTGGCTTGGCTGGCAAGTACAAGACTGTAGACTACGACAAGGCAACGTCTGCGGCTGCGCATCGCGGCCATTTTGCGGTGGGCGGCATGCCTGAAGAGGAAATGGAAGATATACCTTCATATGAGCCTACAGGGCTTTATAGCGGCGACAGCAAGTTTATCCGCAACCTCTTTAAATCTTCGGCGTCCGGTAACAAGAACATTGACCTGATGAGCGGCGAAGAAATGCCAGCGCAAATGGGTGAAGCCGCCGCGCAGAACCCGGGCTTTGCTAAAATGGAAGAGCCTGTTGGCCTTGCTGGTGCAGCCAAAGCTGGTTTACCAGAATTGCTTAAAATTAAAAAGCCAACGGAATTTGTTAAGTCTGCGGGTCTTGCGCCCCAAATGGGTGCGCTACCAACGGGTATTATGCAAATTGCCCGCCTAATCCATGCTGGTGAAGGCACTGGTCAAAACCGCAAGTCTTCAGCTTTTGGCCCATACCAAATGATCGACAGTACCTTTGCTGGTGAATTCCGGAAGAACTATCCTGATCGTGCAAGAGGCATGTCGGATAGTGACATCATTGCATTGAAGCGCGGTCCTGAAGGGGCTGCTATCAGTGAGCAGATGGGGCCAAAGCTGATTGCAAACAACGCTAAAATTGTTGAGCGGGCTGGTTTTGAGCCTGATGCTGGCAACGTGTACCTTGCCCACTTCTTGGGCCCAGACACCGCTGTTAAAGTGCTTCGTGCTGATCCAAGCGCACCAATTAGCCGCTATGTGAGCGAAGAAGCTATTAAGGCGAACCCACCTCTGCAAAAGAACCCCACTGTTGGCGGCGCAATCAATTGGGCGCGTGGCTACATGCGGAAGCAGGCTGAATATCTGGATCGCCGTCAGCGCGCATCAGGTGGGCTTGCTGGCCGTAATGGCTATGCCGTTAATGGTCGTGTTGATGACGAATTTAACATACCTGAAGACATAAATGCTTTGTCTGAAATGGAAAAACTCCCGACAGAGGAAATTGTTCCGGCACCTGAAGTGCGTAAAGCAGAAGGCCTTGCTCCACCAGCAGCAGTCGCTACGCCAAATGCAATGCCCACAGATCTTGCGCCGAAACAGGATACGCCTGAAAGCATGGCCCGCACCATTGCTGAAACACCTCCTGCTGTTGAAAAGCCAGTGGGCTTGGGTGCTGCTGCCGCACCTGCTGCGCAGCCCGTAGCTGAAGACAATAACTTCTTCCGGGGCCTGAAAAGGGGTAAGGCAACGTCAGTTATTCCGTTCCTATCTGGTCTTGCGGCCATGGGTACCGCCCCGACCCGCAGCCTTGGCGTTGCGCTTTCCGCAGGGATTGGCGCAGGCGCGCAGGCTGCTCAGGCTCAGCGCGCATTTGGTATCAAGCAAGGCGAACTTGGTGTTGCCAAGCAACTTGCTGATGCCCGCACGATGGAAATTACCAAGGGTATTCTGGAAGGCCGGTATGAATTCCTTGAAAATGGTATGGTCAGGGACACTTATACCGACACGTTCTTGCCTACCGATCTGGCGACAATCGCCAAGGGTAAAGCATTTAAAAACGGACCCATGGAAGCAATCACCGGCACAACGCCGGGAGCAATGTCTCGCAAGGATTACCTTGAAAAGAACCCAACGGCAGGAAGCAATGTCCCTGATCTTCCACCCTCTTTTTCATATGAAGTTGACCCCAAAAACCCCAGCAAAACTATTTTTGCTTTAGCGGAGATGACCCCCGGTGTTAGGGATGCGCGCAAAGCGCGTGATAAAGCAGAGTACACCATGAATGCGCTTCATAAGACACTGTCCGATCCCGGAATTGGCCAAAATCGCTTAGCGCAACTTACAAATGCTTACACCCTTTCTGTTGGCGATTATAATCGCGCAAATGATCAGTGGGAAAAGGTGCTTACCAATGTTGCATCTACCCCAATCAAGGCGCTTGAAGCGGGTAATACGGCGCTTATCAACGTCAATGCAGAGGCCCTTGGCCCGCTTATTGCAGATGCCCGTACTGCGCTTGCAACAAAGGAAACTATTAAGCAGATTAGGGGCAATATTGGCGAAGGTGGGCCTTTGGCTCCATTGCAGCAGAACATTGGTCAGCGAATGAAGCAGGTTGGTTTTAGCGAAGATTTTGTTAAATCGCTCATTGGCCAAGATCCGGCAAGCTTAAATGTGCAAAATTCATTGGCAAATCAGCTAACCTTAAATGGCATAGACCCAGCCACCCTTAGGGATGGCGCTGGGACTATCAATGCGCGCAAGGCCGTGGAGGCGCTATTGAACAATGTTGATAAAAGGGCAGATGGCCAAATTGCGGCATTTGACGCAGCTAACACTGCATTCAAGTACAACCCCTTGGGCGCGGATACTCCCGGAAAAAGCATTAACGCCCAGCGTGGCGAATATGATGCCAAGTATTTAAGGGAGCAGCCAAAGCCGGGGACCTATCCAAAGGGAACGGTTTATTACGTTGGTGGAAAGCGGTTTGTAGTTAATTAGGAAGATCCCATGGCTAACAAAAAATCTACCGGCTTTATAGATACGGCTTTAGACAAGGCATCTGTACTTTATAATGCAGCGGCTGACACAGTGTCAGACTATTTTAACGCGCCCCCTGAAAAGAAAAAGCCATATGTACGGGCATTACCAACAATGCCTAGAAAGTCCCCCACAGGCGAAACATATGTTGTCCAAAACCAGCCGGTAAGTCGCCCCCCAACAAGGCCACGGCAGCGTTATGAGGTAGGCAGGGATGATTACAATCGGACTGCTCCCGCACCGACCTTAACGTCAAAAGAAATTGACGCAAGTTTGCAGAGCAACTTCCATCCTTTGGATTTTGCGCGAGATACAGCCAAGGGCATATATTCCATTGGTAAATCTGTAGTTACAGATCCCAAGGGGTCATATGATGCGGCAGCTAAATTTGGCGTAACCCTTCAAGGCGTTATGGATGCTAGAGAGGCGGAGCAAACTGGAAAGTGGCCTAAGCCGGAAGGTGGCTTTGCTTTAATGTCACCAGCCCAGCTTGCCAATTACCGCCGTGAAGGCACAATCAACTATCGCAAGCTTGCCTCTTTTTATAGCTACACCGATAAAAACGGAAAGCGTCAGTTTGACAGCAATGCTCTTGGGCGTAATCTTTCGCAAAACCCAATGGAAATTCTTTCTGTACTTTTGCCAGCGGCGCGGGCGGGTAACGCAAAATACTTAAAGTTGGGTGAGCGGCTTGGCGCACCGGGCAAAGCTATTGAACTGGCAGGTAGGGCGGCAGACGTTGTCGTAAACCCAATCCCCTTTGCCGTCGAGAAAAGCGTAAAAGCGGCTACGCCAGTCGCAAGCGCTACCCTCCGGGCTGTTGGCGTCAAGCCGACTGTCTTTACAAAGGCGGGCGAATATACCCCCAAAATGCAGCAAGCTTTTAAAGACGCTGGTATTGATCCGGTTTTGTTTAATAGCCCCGAAATGCGCAGCCTTGTTCAAACCGTTGTAAACGAAAAGGGCATTAGCGCTGCCGCCATCAAAGATGCAGCCATACGATCTCAGGGCATTAATCCTACACGCTCTATGGTGACCGGCGAAAGGCCAGTGGCCGGTAATGTCCAAGACGAAGGCTTTGTTCGCCAAGGCGCGGCCCCTACTCTTAATCAAAACATGGCTGATAATGTTGAGGCAGCATATCAACAGGCAACAAGCCATCGCGGTGTGTTCGCAAACACTGATGACTTCCCCGCTGGCGTCAGGCAGTCAATTGAAGACGAATTGGTGGGAATGGGTTTAACCCTTGCTGATGTGCAGGGGAATATTCGGTTTACGCAATCTCAAAAAGCGCTTCAAGGTGAAAAAGGGTTCCCCGGCGTGTTTGATCAGTTTGAAGATCTTTCGGGCAAAAAGGGGGCTGCGCCGTTAGCTGCCCAAGATCTTTCCGGCGGCACACACACTTTTGATTACGGGAAAAGCCAGTGGGTTGACTCCGCTGGCGCACCCGTCACAGCACCCGCAAAAATCCAATATCTTGACGCCGTTTCTAACCGGAAAAATCTTCCGCCGCCAGCGGCTGGCCCAAATGGCCTAACGCCACAGGGTATTGATTCTGTTCGCCGGAACGTCAACAGCCGCTACTCAAATGCTCAAGGCGATGATCAGGCCGTCCTTGCTGCCATTAATCGCGGGATTGATAATTACACGGTCAACAACGCCGCCAACTTTACTGGTGACGGGGCCGCAATGGCGGCGGACTGGAGCAATGCGCGCAAGGCAAGTCAGCTTAATACGCAATATGGAAAGGTGCCTGAGGTAAACCCATTTGCACCGCCAAGGCCAAAAGCGCCATATGACGAAAGCGCTGTTGCGCGCACTGATGCGGTGCGCGACATTATTAGGACTCCGGCTGATGCAGCCAATAGCACGGTGCCAACTGTTTTGGACAGAATTAAGGGGTACATTCCATCAACCGGCGCGGGAGGCATTGCTGGGTATGCTGCTGGGACAGCGTTAACAGGCACTCCACTTGGCGGGTATATAGGCGCTGGGCTTGGCTCTTCTGCCACTGCTGGAACAAGGGCTGCTCTTGATAGAATGGCGGCAAGGCGGGCGGCTCAGGCTGAATTTACAGGTGCGCCCCGTGTTGGGCTTCTTAACGCACCAGATATAAGCGGTATGCGCACTCCGACCAGCCTCGCTGGTGCGGCCATAGGGACTGCCCAAGGGGACTACGAACCAACCGTGCAGGCACCAGCAGGACCATTGGTATCTGCGCCTAAGGTTGCGCCGCCATCCAATGAAATGACCCGCGAGGAATATGAAAAGCTAAATGCACCCGCGCCTCAGCAGGCTTCTAATGAAATTACCCGTGAGCAATATGAAAAGCAATACGGTCCTATTTCTGCGCCGATCTCTAATGAAATGACCCGTGAGGAATATGAAAAGCTAAACGGTCCTGTTACGTATCAACCCCCAGCCCAACCCCAAGCCCGTGGCGGTCGTGCTGCATACCGGGCTGGCGGCAAGGTTGGCGGGATCGAACCGCTTATTCAGGCATTGATGAATAAGGCAAAAATGGCTAAGAAGGTTTCGAACAAGGCAACGGAGCCCCTTCTTAATGAACGCGATGATGCTATAGCCAGTGCCTTAGCTGTCGCGCAGAAAGCTATCTGAGGAGTATCCCATGGTTAGTACATATACCCCCAACAAGCTAATCGAAAAGCCTGCAAACGGCGACTATAACAACACATGGTCAACTCCGGTTAATAGTGACTGGGACATCATCGACACCGCTTTTGGTGGAGCGACAATCCTTAACGCCGTTGGCGCATCTGGAACAGTTGTGCTTACAGCGGTACAATACCGACCGCCGATCATAGCTATCAACGGGGCATTAACTGCGAACGTAAATTACCAGCTACCGGCAGGAGTTGGTGGATTTTTTTACATCTTCAACAATACGTCTGGGGCATTTTCCGTACTCTTTTCTTCGGCGGGTGGTGGCAGCACTGTTACCCTCCCACAGGGCTACACAATCGCGGTGATTTCTGACGGCACCAATATTGGCTTAGGTACAACCAATGCCGCGCTGATTAGTTCCACCTACGCTAATCCGGCGTGGATTACATCGCTTGCTACCTCAAAGCTGACAGGGACTGTCTCTATTGCCAATGGTGGCACTGGCCAAACCACAGCGCCCTTGGCGCGCACTGCGCTTGCCGCTGCGGCTTCGGGAGCAAACACTGATATTACATCCATCAGTCCAACTGGTAGTTTGACTTTTAGCCCCACAACGGGAGCCTTGGTTGGCGCACCAACTGGCGGCGTTAAAGGTGCTGGTACGATTAATGCAGCGGGTCTGTTTATTAATGGCATACCCGTAGGGACCGGCTCTGGCTCCGTATCTTCGGTCTCTGTTGTTGCTGCTAACGGGTTTGATGGTACAGTAGCAACGGCTAGTACGACCCCTGCCATAACGCTCAAGACATCCGTAACGGGCGTACTCAAAGGTAACGGTACTGCAATATCGGCGGCTGTTGCTGGCACTGATTACGTTGTCCCTAGTGGCTCAATTACTGGGTCTGCCGCTACGTTGACTACGGCCCGCACATTTACCATTGGCGCTACTGGCAAGACGTTTAACGGCTCGGCCAACGTAGCGTGGACCCTTACGGAAATCGGTGCGGCGGCTTCGGGTGCAAATACTGACATCACAGCCCTTGACCAAGACATTACAATCACAGCTACTGGTACGATTGCGGCCAACACTATTGGCTATCGCGGCTTGCCACAGAACGCGCAGACGGGTGCATATACGCTTGCGCTTTCTGATGCGGGTAAGCACATCAGCATCACCACTGGCGGCGTTGTAGTCCCAGCTAATAGTGGTGTCGCGTTTCCAATAGGTTCCGCCATAAGCGTCTACAACGACAGCGCACTAAGCCAAACAATTAGTATTACAACTGACACCATGTATCTTGCTGGTACAGCTACGACTGGGTCACGCACCCTTGCTCAACGTGGTGTAGCAACAATCCTCAAAGTGGCCGCGACAACATGGGTCATCTCTGGGGGAGGCCTGTCCTAATGAGCGGTATTCAAATGGCACTGCTTGGCGCGTCTGGGACGGCTGTTATTGTGGGGCAAGATACCTTTACCACTGGGGGTATTACAGCGTATTATTACGGATATGATAACTCGATTGGTGGTGGTACGGTTGCCAATTTTGGCGACATTGATAACGGCAAATTCAAAGGTGTCACAATCAAGGCTATTTTCTCTCTTGCTATAAATGCCCCCGGTCAGGCAATTCAATATGTTGTGTACTTTGATGGCGACCAAAGAACTGCTGGGTTCTTTAATACGCTGACCGTCAACGGTACACTAGTCGGAAGTGCTGGCACCGGAACTTATAGCACACCAAATAACGAAACATCATATACGATTTCGGTTAGTCCCGCTCCTACGCTATTTGGTACAACCAATGGCGTGCGTATACCAACAGTCTTGACATAGGTAATATCCGTAATGCCGCTCCAGTTTAAGCCCAGTGTAACCCGCAACCAGACCGACCACTTAACGAGGGCGGCAGACTTGATAATTTTAAGGAAGACAGATGGTTGATGATGAGATAAATTTGCGCTTGACTACGCATGAAGCCGTCTGCGCTGAACGCTGGACAGAAACCATACTGCGCATTAAACGGCTTGAAAATGTTAGCATTACAGTTGCTGGCGCAATCATCATGCTGCTTATCGGCATTATTTTGAAGATGAACTGACATGAGCATTATACTTGGCCCACGATCATTAACACGCCTTGAGGGCGTCCACCCTGACCTTGTGCGCATCGTCAAGACCGCCGCCTCAATATCCGACCTTGACTTTACCGTCTTGGAAGGATTGCGCACGGTTGAGCGGCAGAAGCAGCTTTTTGCGCAGAAGGCCACAAAGACCATGAACTCACGCCACCTGACAGGCCATGCAGTCGATCTGGCACCTATGATTGGCGGCGAAATATCGTGGGACTGGCCGCTATACAATCGATTAGCTAAAGTTGTGAAAGCTGCTGCGGCAGAAGAGAAAATACCGCTCCAGTGGGGTGGTGATTGGCGTCAGTTCAAGGACGGCCCGCATTGGGAATTGCCTTGGGCCTTTTATCCAAAGGAGAAATGAAATGAAGATTGTATCTTGGTTAGTTGGCCGTTTAAAAGAGCCTAGCACATATGCCGGTCTTGCTGGCGTTGCTCTGGCCCTTGGCCTGTCTGATGCAGAATGGGCAACGGTATCTACTGCACTAGCTGGCTTGGCTGGACTAGCTGCTATGTTGCTGTCTGAATCACCCGCAGATGTAGCTGAATAATGAAGTTCCTGACGCTCTTGCTGGGTGTTCTGAACAAGCTGTTGGGTGCTTGGGGGGAATATCGTTGGAAGCGGCAGGGGCGTCAGGAAACTATCAAGGAGCAAAACGATGCCATCAATAGGCAAATTGAGTTGGGCGAGGCTGCTGTCAGCATCCCTGATCCTGAGCGCACTGAGCGGCTGCGCGACCGTTTCGACCGTTCCCGTAAATAGCTATTGCGCTATTGCGAAACCTATCACCTATGACGCAAAGCAAGACACGCCTGAGACGGTAGCAGAAGTCGAGCTCCATAATAGCGTATTTATTTGCTTATGCGAGGATGATTGTCCGAAAGGCAAATAATGACTGCTTCCCTAAAAATAGACGAGGGCTTGTTTGCATACGCCACGCCCCGACAGCGTGAAGTGCTTGAGGCAATAAACCTACATGGCAGTGCCAAGGCCGCATCAATTGCATTAGGCATTAACCACGGCGCAGCCAGTGACGCTCATATCGCAGTTAGGAAGAAAGCTGCAATGCACGGGTACGCGCCAGAGCATGATTTCACCCGGCCAGTGCCGCAGGGCTATGTCACCAAGGGCGTGTCAACATACTATAATTCTGAAGGCAAACCATCTGGTCAATGGGTAAAGGCATCATTAACGCATGAGGCGCTCGTGGAAGCGATGCGTGAGACAGTTGCTGGCTTTAAGGATCAGATAGACCCAGCAAGCGTTATCGTTGCTCCAGAGGCTTCTGAGGAGCATCTGTGCAACCTATACACGTTTACCGATTACCATCTTGGGATGCTGGCATGGCATAAAGAAGGCGGGAGCGATTGGAACATATCCATCGCAGAAAAAACCATCATTGCTGCGCTGGTACAGATGGTCAATCAAAGCCCCAACGCACACACAGCAGTGCTCAATATCCAAGGTGACTTCCTGCACACTGACGGCAAGACGCCTGTGACGCCAGCCTCTAAACATGTGTTGGACGCAGACAGCCGTTTCCCAAAAATCCGCCGTGCCGCAATCCGCATCATCCGCTCACTGATGGCGATATGTTTGCAGCGCCATCAGGAAGTGTATCTAATTATAGCTGAAGGCAATCACGACGAGGAGAGCGCCGGATGGCTGGCCGACCTGTTCGCGGTGCATTACGAAGAAGAACCTCGCGTGACTGTCAATGACAGCGTTTTGCCATTCTATGTGTTTGAATGGGGTAGCACGATGCTGGGCGTTCACCACGGGCACAAGGTCAAGAACGAAAGCCTACCGCTTCTATTTGCCGCTCAATTCCCTGAAGCATGGGGCCGGACTAAGCATCGTGAAATTTCGTGCGGGCACCGACATCATCGTGATGAAAAAGAATATAATGGTGTGACAATTATACAACACCCTACACTTAGTGCCAGAGATGCTTATGCAGCGCGTGGCGGATGGATTGCTGATCGAGCAGCTTGGGCCATTACCTACCATAAAAAGTACGGTGCTGTTGGCCGTGTAATGGTGACAACTGAAATGTTGAATATTATAGACTGACGGCCCGTTCCAAATACCAAATCGCTTTGCGCAAATCTTCGTTCGCGTCTTCCTTATGATTGGCGCGGCTGATGTATTTTAGGGCATTGCCTTTGCAGTATCCGGAAAACTCTTCGCCGGTTAGCTTGGCCTGAATGTAGTCAATAGCTTCAATGCCCCCCACCTTATAATGCGCCGGTTGGTTTACCATGTCAGATTTGGAATAACCTACCCTGTGCATTGCTCCATCACATGATGAGCATAATCTGGCGAGGCTAATGCCGTGTTCGCACATATAATCTTTAAGTGATGTCATGACTGAAGAACCTTAACCTTGCCAATAAACAGGGGGTTTAAAGCAATTTTACCAACACTGTAAAAGTTGCCCGATCCCCTGACGGCTTCGTTGTCCTTGTAGATCTCATCGACAATGATAAAATCGGAATCGCTCAATTCGCGGGTCAATTCTTCCAAGCTTTGTGCCGAATGCTCACCAATAATCTGGTGGACTGAATTACCACTGCGCGATGGCATGTTCATTGTGATCTGAAATCTCATAATAATACCTTCAAAAAGATGGGCGGGATATAGCACCCCGCCCACCCCCTTGTCCATTAGCCGAAATCGTCATCCGACGATGGTACGGCGGCAGGGGCTGAAACCTGTGTCGAGCCAGTCGAAGGAGGTAATGCAGGGGCTGCTTGCATAGGCGCAGGGGAAACGCCACCACCATTCTTAGGGCTGAACACAAGATCAGCAGGACGGTCAACCCAGCTTACAATCTTAAAGACCGGAGCATAGTTGGTTGTCTTTACGGCTTCACCCTTATCGTTGCGTCCTTGCGTAACGATAGGGATTACGGTTTCAAGTTCGACAACAGGAAGCTTACCTGCGTTTACCTTAACACCGGCCAAATATTCTGTGTGGCAAGTGTCGAAAGCGCCCAGCATGGCCTTGGCCGTGGAAGCAATCTCACGCACATCTCCACCGGAATCCTTGCCCAGCTTCAGCATCATGCGGATGCCCTGCTTGAAATTACCGTTTGGCTTTTCAGGCATAGGTTGACCAATTGGCGCAACCCGGAATTCAGGCGCTGCACCGGCTGGGAAATGAATGAAACCCACTTCGATGTTTTCAAAGTCCATGACGGCTTTGAAAGATCCGGTGATGTCCACGGGATTGTTGACACCGTCCGTGCGGTCGATGCGGAAGAAGCGGCCTGCCCGTGCGTCAAACTTGACGATAGGGATGATTTCGCCGCCAGTAGATTCGTAATTAAAACCAAATGCCATTTTACATTTTCCTTTTATGGTGCTGTCTAGCCAGCACCTTGCTTCCCCGCATTGTGCGGAAACTGGTTATATGCCCCAGATCTCAAACGCCTGCTGGCGCGAAACTGGGTCATTGAAATAGAAAGTGTCCGTATCCGGAACGATAAACGATGCCAATTCCATAGGATCATCGCTGAGCGCCAAGAAGCGCTGTATGGTCATCCCTATCTTGCCAAGCGCCTCAACGTGTTCACGGGCGTTTTCTAGGGCGTATGTGGCGTGTTTCTTGGCTGTTATATATGTTACCCGCGCAGACAGGTTGTCACCCCTTGCAGCACGATACAGGGCCACCTGACGGGCATGTGGCTGGCTGATCTTGCTTGGCAGCGCGTGGGTGGTCTTTAGGTCGGTCAGCATGCCATGCTGCTCCCATTCAAAGTCATAATAACCGATCATAGGCACAAGCAGGCCCTCAATGTCGAGGCTAACACTGCCTTGTGCAGATGAAGGTGTGCCGTAACCGCGCAATTCGCGCAAGCCCATCTCCACCATGTCTGGTATTGCCTTGCGTTCCTTATCGACCTTGTCGCCGCTGATAAAAGATGCCAGCGTGTTAAACTTGTCCAATGCAATTTTGGAACAGTCAGCCAATGACGCATCAAGGTTAAAGAGCCCGTGGGCAACACCATCTTCAACAGCCGTACCGCGATAAGCGGCAGGGCCAACAGACGATGTTTTCTTTAGGCACTTGTTCATGACGAAGGTGGCTAATGATGACGTGAACAGGTTGCATGTCGATGGTGACAGATGCTGAATATTATGCACTTCAAACGGATTGCTCATTAATCTTCCTCAATAGTGATACGATATGATTGGCCATTGCGGTCAACAATCCGCAGCGATGAAACCGCCGATTGCAGGTCATTTGTTACCTCCTGTGGCGCGGAAAGCAAGCCCTCAGGATCTGCAAAAGAAAACTGCTGTGCGATGCGGTAAAATATATATTCCTGCATTTTTGAATGCGTCTGCATAAAATCTCCATAGGTAGGTAATAAATCGATATGCAGGACAGTACGCCCGCGAAATAATTACGTCAACCCAAAAAATAATGTTGACATTGCGGGCAGTGCGCCCGTACCTAGACGGGCTAAATGCAAATTTAATCAGTGGAGATTAATTATGAATAATAATCAAGTGTATGAAATTATTAAGAGATCGCAGCGGGCATTTAAGCGCGCAGATAAAATAGCAAAAGAAAAGCGAGAAATTGAGAATGAAATTAAGGCCCTGTGCCGTGAATATGGTGATGCTTGCAGGGTTTGGAATTGGCAACCGCATATGCTGCGTCATGAAGTCGATGCCCGCATGGGTAAAAAGGCCGCTTGACATCTAAGGACGCCTCGCCCTAATTGACGTGCCGATACCTATCGAGCAATTGGAGTTACAATGAAGCAGACCAAAGAAGAATTCGCAATGGCGCGTGGTGCGCTGAACATGACAACCCCTCAACTGGCTAAGGCTTTGCGGATGGGGATAGGTTCAGATCGCACAATCAGGCGCTATGAAAGCGGAGAGTGCCCCGTGCCGGGACCAACGTCAGTTGCGGTGGAAGCCCTGCTGACAGGGTTCAGGCCAAAGGGATTTGAAGAAGGTTAATAATTTTATTTAAAGGAGCAAAGAAATGTTAGAAGTTCAAGAAAAGAAGTTGAAGCAAGCTGTTGATATACTCGCCCTGCTGGGTACGCAATTCAAGGTCATTACGCCAGATGGCGAAGAGTATGGTGAACTTGAGGTTAAGCCACCAAAGCCCGCGCCCAAAATTACAAAACTGCCTAAATATCCCCGTGGTGAAGTACGCAGTTTCTTTTTGCCATTTTTGGAAAACATGAATGCTGGGGCCGCGAAGGTTATTGACTGCAAGTCTTATGATGCCCGTGTGATTTCTCGCGACATCTCATCGTATTCCGTCAACCATTTTGGTCATGGGGCTATATCGTGCCATACGGATCGCGACCAAAATAAGGTCCAAATACTTGCCTTAAAAAATCTAGGATGACTGTCATTTCGACCGACCACATAGAAACGGTCGAAGATTTGGTGACCGCGATGGCGAAGGCTATCAACCCTGCTGCCTTTTCAGATGGTGGTTCAAGCAGGGAGATAGCCCTTTGCCGTTTCGCAGCCAGACGGGCTTTGGCGGTAGTCGCACCGATAATGGTGCGTGAGGCTGCTGCCTTGGCCGGTGATCATAAAGAGATCGCATCAAACATTATGCGGTTAAACGAAATTTTTTAAGGTTAAGGGAATAATTATGAAAGACGTTATAGTGCCAATGGACGAACAGGGGCTCATGTTAGCCGCTGACAAGGTCCAAAAGTTTGTGTTGGAGGTTACGCAAAATCCCGGTGATGGGCTTGGCATAGCTGCCATGCTTATGACCAATTTTCTTGCGTCCGGCATAGCCTGCGGGATCTGTGATGATGATGTTGTTGATTTAGTTTTGAATTCAATCCGCCAGAACGTCAGCGATACCGTTGCCGCTATTTACGATGGCATGGCCGCAGAGGCTTTAACCGAAACAATTCAATAAAAGGAAATGATTATGAAAGATAAATACGCTTACCCGTCCCTGTATAACACAGGCCCAAGGCCCGGAATGGAACTTCGCGACTGGTTTGCTGGCATGGCGTTAAATGGCATGTTGGCAGAATTTATGAGCGAACCTCACGTTGATGTAGATTACCAGCCTCATCAATATGCATGCATGGCATATGCATATGCTGATGCAGTGATGAAAGAAAGAGATAAGGGCTTGTGATTATCCTTGGCATAGATCCCGGCCTTAGTGGGGCGCTGGCGTTCTACGATACGGTCGAACAGGCTGTCGAGGTAATCGACATGCCGGTGCTGGAACTTATGCGCAATGGCAAGAAGAAACGGGAGGTCAGTGCGCAAGCGCTGGCCAACCACATCGCGGGCAGGAAGATCAGTGCAGCTTATTTGGAGCGCGTCAATGCAATGACCGGACAGGGCGTGACATCTGTTTTCAGCTTTGGTCGATCATTGGGGATTGTCGAGGGCATCCTTGCTGCATATGATATTCCGACAACGCTTGTAACGCCTCAGGCGTGGCAGAAGGCTGTCAATCAACGCGCAGGTAAAGACGGAAGCCGTGAAAGAGCAATGCAGCTTTTTCCTGCGCAGGTCGATCTGTTCCAGCGCAAGAAAGACGATGGTCGATCTGACGCTACCCTCATAGCTTATTACGGAGCGAAAACGCTTTAATTACACATAGATCAGGGGCTGATAGTGGAAAATATTCAATTCGATTACGATTTTGCAGGTCCTGCTGACTATGCCAAAATGTACCGCAAATTAGGCATTCAGGTCGTACCGGCCAAGATGCCTCGCGAAGATAAGGCATGGAAGCGTCCCGTCATCAAGTGGCGTGATTACGAAGATCACATTGCAGACGATGACACGTTTAACAATTGGTTTGGCGCAAACGGTGAATTCCGCTCTCGCCCAAACATGGGCATCATCACAGGCGATGCATCCGGCGGCATTTTTGTCCTCGACATCGACATGCACAACCATCCCAAAGCCAAGGTGTGGTTGGATGACCTGATAGATGACCACAATCATGGCATGTCAATCAATGCGCCAACGCAGCGCACGGGTGGCGGTGGCCTGCAATTGCTGTTCAAGGCCCCTGACGGCTGGGTGTCGCCTACCAACAAGACAAGCATGGGCGTGGACATAAGGGGACAGGGTGGCTTTGCCATGCTTCCGCCCAGCCAACACGAAAGCGGTAAGGATTATGAATGGATCAAGGGCTTTGAACCTTGGACCATTGCCATCCCTGAGGCCCCCATGTGGCTTATTGAAGCCATTGACGATCTGTTGGCGCAATACACCAAGGTCGAGCGCGGTGAGCGTACAGACAGCCCTGCGACAGCGACAGATGCCTTTGGTCAGATCGTGGATGGTCGCGAAGATTATATGACGCGCCTGATATGGGCGCGGGTCGTGCAATTGTACCGTGACTGCCCGTTTATTAGCGATGGGCAGTCAATGCAGGAAATGCGCGAGGCGTTTACAAAGTACGACCAGAACGTCAAGAGCAGGCTGTTTGAGCCGGGAACATCTAATCACATCTTGCTGGAGCGCGAAGGGCGGGGTGCGACCCTGTTCTTGCAGAAATGGCAGACTGCCATGGGCCAGTGGGATGGTCGCGTAAAGGAAGCGGCGGCTGTCTCCGCACCAGAAAAAAAGCCCGATACGGCTTTTCATGAACAGACCGGTGACGGTGGCGATGGGTTGCACACCTTAACGCAGGCTGACATCGACATTTATGAAAGGTTGAGCGTCAAGGACATCAAGGCATTGCCAGATCCAAAGTATTTGATCGAAGGCATTGTGATCGAAAATTCCCTGATGTTTGTCTACGGGCCTCCGGGCTGCGGCAAAACGTTCATTGGCCTTGGCATGGGTCTGTCCATTGCCGCTGGCTTGGATGAGTGGTGGGGGCGCAAGATCAACAAGCATGGCCCTGTTGTGCTTTTGTCAAGCGAAGGTGTTGCGGATCTTAAATTCCGTATCATGGCATGGGAAAAGGAAACGGGCATCAGCGTTGATGACATCCCGTTTTATCTAATCCGCCAAACCATTAACTTTATGGCTGAGGCAGATGTCGATAAGCTTTTGCGTACCGTACTGGACATCACCAACCAGCTTGGTGAGCCTCCGGTCATGATCATGGTCGATACGGTTAGCCGTGTACTTCCCGGAGCAGACGAAAACCTGCAAAAGGATATGACGCTGTTTATATCCGCCTGTGATCGCGTCAGGGAGGTCTTTGGATCGACTGTGGCTGGTTACCACCACACAAGCCGTAATGGCAACCTACGGGGCTCCACGGTCTTTGACGGGGCTGGTGACGCGCTACTGTCGATTACCCGCGAAGAGGGCGCTGAGATCGGTGAGATGCTGGCAAAGAAGATTAAGTCTGCACCGGATGGCTGGAAGCAAAACTTCCGCCTAAAGAAGGTCGAACTTGGCGACATCAAGGGTTCCACCAGCCTGTACGCTGAGCCGACCAACGATAGCGCGGGGGAAGATTCCAAAGATGATTGGCCTGCAAAGTCTGTATGTCAGGAAATCCTGTACGCCATGCAGGAGGCATGGACATCTAAGCGCCCATGGTCGAACCATTACCATGCAAAGCGCGATGGTCGATATGCCGTCACATTGATTGCAAGCCGCTGGGGCATTCCGCCTGAAACGGTTGAAAAGATGGTTGAAGCGTGGCTGATCAATGAGGTTATTGAGGTCAGCACGGCAGACTATAAAACAAAAACCCGTGGGCTGAAGGTGCTGCGCAATCTTTATGATGAAAGCGGACCACCAGCAAACGCAAATTGGTACAATGATTAAGGATGATTTTATGACTTTTGGAAGGACATCGACATACGGCTTGATTGAAATGGCGGTTGGTGAGTCAAAGACTTTCCCAGCCCCAACGCCTGCGGACACACGCAGGATTTCCCGTAACACCAGCCAGTGCGGCATCAGGCATGATCGCTGCTACCGGTGCAAGTTAGATAGGAAGACGCGCATTACAACCGTGACGCGCATTAGATAAGGAGCAAGTAAATGACTGACGAACAAATTACCAAAGCTGCCCGCGCCATCTGCGTCGAGCAGTCCAGCAAGCAAGACAACAGTGACGCGCAAATTTATGCGTCTGGTGGCTGGGACCATACCATCTGGATGCGCCTTGTCGAGCAAGGCATCCGCAAGGGCATGGAGATCGAACGCGCTGCTGTAGCTGAATGGCTGCTAAGTTATGGCGAACGTCAAACGGCAGACGGCGTAAAACGCGCCGACTATCTAAAGGGGCAAAGCCAATGATAATTGATATAGATATAAACCAGCTAGATGGCATTGTCCGCGCATGGCTAAAGGATACATTGGAAACGGTGCAGCACAACTTAGCATATGGTTACGTTCACCCTGATGATGCCAAGCAATACAAGAAAGACATCAAGGCGTTGAAGTGGGTTTTGGAATATATCGGGGAAGACGGATGACCGGTTTGTCAATCAAAAGGATGAGGTAGCATGATCAAAGAACGTATCGAAGCGCTGCGCAAGCGCGAAGCCGTATGCTGGGAAATGTCGGAGGTGTTCTTGCATGCCAAGGACGCTCACGGCCTGCATGACATGGGTGTCGAGATCCAAGGCATCCAGTGGGCCATCCGGGAATTGGGGCATCTGCTATGCAAATGAACAAATTGGTTGAAAAGATTATCGACATATACGCGCAAGTTGGCAACTTCCGCATCACCCCATATGATGGCGCAATCCCTGTATCTGAAGCAGATGCACAGGCAGAAAAGGCCGTAGAGGATTACACCAATGCCGTCATAAGAAAAACACTAGAGCAAAGCAGTGTGACTGACATTGAACAAAGGGCGCTGGTGGAGGCATGGATAGAAGCCACAGGCAACACTGTAGGCATGGATCCTCTTAACGCAGCACTGAAAGCCCGTGGGCTGGAAATAAAGGAAATAAGAAAATGACATTGATAGAACTTAGAAACGTGGTCGCGGATCATGTGCAGACGAAACACGGCAATGCGGAATTCATCCGCCAGATCCGTTCCGGTGAGCAGGATGACGGCCCATTTATTACAGGCGCTTTGGCAGTCTGGGCCAAGTTCATGGAGGGCTTGCAGCCAGCGCCGGAGATATTGGCAGATGACTGAGGCGGTATTGGAGCAATCACCATGCAAATAAAAGCAGTTGTCGCATTGATGCAGGCAGGCGATTTTACCTTCAAGGAAGCTGCCGTGATCATCACCAAATTGGAAGAGCAGGGGTTGGCCATATACAAAAAGAAGACCCCTAAATTGATCCGCGCAACCATCAATAAGCCATCATAAAGTTGGCGGAGGTAAGCAAAATCTACTTCCGCCAAATGGCGGAGGTAAGCATAAATCTACTTCCGCTTACTTCCGCTTTCCAAGGATTCCCTAGGCGGAGGTAGGCGGAGGTAAGTGGCGGAGGTAAGTTGGCGGAGGTAAACCAAAGCAACGTGTAGTTACTTCCGCCTTTCCAGCTTTCTCTAGGCGGAGGTAGGCGGAAGTAAATTGGCGGAAGTACCCTGATACTAAACGTATACAGAGGGTGGGCGTAATCGCCATCCACCCTTATGGGCTGCGGGTTTTAGGGTTGTTGAACATATGCGGAAGCTTCGCCCAGCGCGGAAGGTCGCCTGTGGCTCCCATCCGCTCTCCCGTTGGTCGTGGTCAATGCATCCGCTGACGATATGGGAAACAGGTTAAATGAAATGAAAGGAGCAATGACATGGCAAGACGAATACCGGATGTTGGTGAGATTGGAATGCGATACGGCAGACGGAATTATTTGCGGACGAAACAGCACTTGCTGCTGGCCAAACGTGCAAATTGGCATTTGGTCATATGTCCGGACAAATGCAAGGACGGCTGGATTAATTTGAGATTGCATCTGGATCAACCGGCCAAAAAGAATTCTTTTGAGATTGGCGTGTTTGATGGAAAGGCAGCGCCGAAGGTGGATGTCCAATTGCTAAATGAAAATCATCCAAAGATGATGGCATGGGTGATGGACAGGGTTGCTGCATATGTCGATGGCAAGATTACCCTTAAGCCAGAGGCCGGTACGCCTGTGATTTACACAAGGGGTAGGCGTTGGAAACTTTTACATAAGGGATGATATTATGGCCAAGGCCGGAACAAAGAAGTACCGCCAAGAAAATGAATGGCGCACGATCCTGCCTAAAGAGCGCAGGCGTGACAGCGCACCATGGCAAGCTACCTACGCCATGTATGTCACAGGACAGGCATGGGTGGATGAGGTGACGCTGTGCGTTGAGCGTATGGAAAAGAAATGGGGATCTGGCCGGTTGCGGTTGATGGTTGGCCCAGAATTAAGGGATAAGTTTGATCGGCAGAGGTATCTGACCAACCAAGCTATTTACCATGGGGGTCTGGAAGACCTTAGGATGCATTGTAAGCGCATGCTGACTGGCTGGGCTACCTTGGATAGGGCAGCGGATGAAATGGGCTTAGAACGCTTCCCTGTGGACGCATGGGACGTTGTTGGGGTGTCAGGCACAGTGCATGTGATCGTCAGGACGTTGGATGATGCCGTTGACTATCGCAAAGGGCGTCAGAACGTCTGCCTGTATACGTTGGATGAGATCGCGGTGTTGCTTGACGCGCAGGGGCTGCTGGGAGCCGCTAAGGCTGCGTTTCCGGATGCGGAGATAGTCAAGGTGCGTAGAAGTGTCGGGGACGCCCTTAATGATATTGATACCAGTAAGGACGCCCTAGACGATGAGATCCCGTTTTAGGCACGGTCACCTGAAGCATAGGGCGGTGGCAACGGGATCTTTTTCTTTAGCCACCGTGGGGTAATGCGGCCTTCCTCAAGGGCCGTCAGTAAAAGGGAAACAGACTGGGGTATTGGGGTAGTGCCATTGGCCCACTTTCGACCGTGGCGGTGCGTGACGCCGGTTATCCATGACACGTCCACCTGACGGAGCCCCATGCGTTCAAGCGTGGCGCGATATTCGTCTTTGGTCATTAATCCCACCAGTCGGTGTCAGTGTCGTTGCCGCCCACCAGCCCGATCAGGAGCAGGAAGGCGGCAAAGATTAATACGACATGCATGGGTTAATCCATCTCGCTTCGGTCATAGACAGGGGCGTCTACCTCTGCCTTTGTCGGCAACGACACATTAACATTTGCGCCGCCATCACGCATAACGACATATTCGTCCTTATGCTTGTCGTGCTTTGTCGCGAGGCGCTCTGCTTTGCTCATAATTCTTAGGAACGCTTGTGCCTCTGATATGTCGATCAGGTAATCCATATATTCAATGGTGATCTTTGCGTATTGCTTAGTCATTGTGCTATTTCCTTTTCTGCTAATGCTTCGGCGTACATACGATTCATATAACATGCCTCGCTGTATGCATTTGTTCTGGTGGTAGGGCCGCTAGCTATTTCGCCCGTATAGGTGTCAATTAAAATCCAATACCCTTTGCGAGGCTCTGCTTTGTATCTTGCTGTCATGGTTAAGCCTTTCTTGCCGCAAGCTTCAGGGATGTATAGCCAGATGTCTTTTTCTGGTTTGCTTTTGCGAATGATGCGAAAGCCTTTTCGCCCAGCATCTCGCGCAGTTTCTTTTCGACCGCCTTGGGGTCAGTCGAATAACGGTCATCGACCTTGCAGACGGTTGCCGTGAACAGGTCGCCATCGTGACTGCCTGCGCCAAGATCCTTGATCTCCGCTGCAAGCTTGTCAGCGACAGATGTCAGGTCAGCAATCTGTGCTTTGATCTCGCCAAGCTGGTCGATGTTGCACAGGTTATGTGCGCGTGAAAAAAGTGTAGCCATCTCAAATCTCCAATAAAATAAAATAAAATAAAATTTTGTGCGGTTGGTAATTTGCTGCCGCTTGATTTTACTAGGGCATGTCGCCCTAGTATGTCAAACACCAAATGATATTATGCAGCGATATTTTCGATTATTTCCTCCTGATTGATCAAGAATTCCGATGAACGCTTTGCCTGCGATGATGCAGTAAAGATCGCCCGCTTGTCTGCCTTCAGGACCTTCAGCCACGATGCCAGATAGTTGGTGTGCTGTAAGCCCTCCAACGGGATGCCCATCTGTGCGCAGACAAAGGCGCTGCCGATCTCTGCGACCAGTTCTTCGAACGCATAAGCGTCATCGCCAAAGCGCTTGCCAAACTGACGGTCGCAGCGTGACTTGTGTCCGGTCCAATGCACCAATTCATGTGCAAGGGTCGCGGCGTATGCCTCTGGGCTGCTGAAGCTATCAGCGGTTGGCATGCCGATAAAGTCTGCCTGTGGCGTGTAGTAAGCTTTCGCTCCGCCATGCTGAACGTCTGCGCCAACACGGGCTGCAAGTGCGTTGATCGATGTGTCGCCAGCGACAACCGGTTCCATGCCTTTAAGCTTGGCAGGATCAAGCCCATCGACTTGCTGCACGTTAAAAACGGTGAAGCCCTTAGCGAACGGTACGACCTTCATGGTGCCGTCATCCTGTTGGATCTTGGGGAATGACCAGAACACGATGGACGTGCCCTTTTCGCCCTTACGGACCTGACCGCCAAGTTCCGCTGCCTGCTTGTATGTCAGCCAGCCGTCAGCGGCATAAGCAGAGCAGGACAGGACCAGCCAATTAATGCCGTTATATGCGCGACCGGATGCTGCGTTGTGTGGGCCGCTGCCACCGCACTTGCCATCTGCCCATGGCTTCAGCCAAGGGGCCGCGCCGGTTTCAAGCGCTGTGACGATGCGGTCGGTGACGTCCTGATAAATGTCAAACTTAATAGCCATATATAATTCCTTATAAGATCGTATTTGGTTGCTGTTAGAAACACGTAGGGCATTATGCCCTATCTGTAAACCGCTATTTGATATTTAGCGTGTATAATATCGATTAATGGGTGGTGATTAAGTGGGTGGGGCGATTAGCGATTATTGCCCCTGAGCGTCCGCACAATGGCGGCAACGCTCAGTGACAGAACGCCCACAAAGAACAGGGTGGATGCGATGTGCGCTGCGATCATTCGATCCAGTCCACTTCAGGCGCGCCGTTGACCAATTCAATGACTTCACCAAGGGCCTTGCACATGATGCCGTTTGCCAAGCACACGTCGATCAGTTCGAGCAGCGAGGGCTCAAGTGCATCAAGGGCCTTAAGGCTTTCGACGCTATCACCATACAACTCGCCACCATCGTTGACGGCATTGCCGGACAGGACGTTGAAGCGGCTATCGATCAGGTCACGAACCACTTTAAATATGTCGGTCATGACATGTCTCCGCCGTTGTCGGCATAGTTGTTGATGTCACTGAGCCAGTCGGCATAGCCTTCATGCAGGTCAGGATCTGCAAGCTTGTAGCTGACGCTATTGCAGTACTTGTACCGGTTGGCGTACTCGCGGAAGAACAGCGCGAACAGGCTGGCCTTGTCATCCGCTTGGATGGTTTCGCGCTGATCCGGCAGGGGCTTGAAGTAGAATGGCTCATAGCCGCTCTTGATGATGGTTGCGTGTATCATGCTGCCTTCCCCTTTACAAAGACGGTGGAGCATAGCGTTATGGCCCACAGCATCGCGTCATCCCTGTTGGTGCGCGTCTCGCGGCTGTCGCCACCTATGCGCTGGTTGATGTACCAGAGGCCGTTGTCGCCTCGCTCGACGTAGGCGCTGCCAAGCTTCCCCTTAACGATGAAGCTGTCGGGGCCGGTGTCTTCGCTTACACGGGTGATAGTGAGGTCGGTGGTATTCATGTGACTGGTTCCTTTGCTTGGTTGCTGCATTATCAGTAGGGCGGTTCGCCCACATGGTCAACAACAATCGACATTTATTTATGCAAAAATTCGATTAATAAAATGCTATTGATCGATATTTCCCTATTTACATACTGGGCAGCTTGCCCTAGTGATTGGGTGTCAACAAGGAGCAAATGACATGAACGTAGAAGTCGAAGCAAGATGCACCATCACCCACGAATGGGCCACGGTAGCTAAGTTCTTTACCGCCGTCGAAGCTGGCTATGCAGCCCGCGCACTGAGCAAGCTGCTCAACAGCACATACCGCACCAGCGACTACCGCTGGCCGGAAGAGGGTGTCAACATCACCGTCTACACCAGCGGGGAGATCGCAGCATGAGCACCCTGCACTACATCGTAAGCCAGCAGGACGCTGGCTTCCAAGGGGAGTGGCGCGAACGCGCCGCCTTCCGCTGGTTCATAGACGCACGGAACTACGCGCTGCGCACCAGCAAGGCAGACCACCTTGACCGCTATGTGCGCATCGAGCGCGAGGGATCTGAGCCCAACTACTTCCGGCAAGGTCAGACCGCTGACCACTTGTATGAAGTGGACATGGCAGCATGAGCGACACCATTGCCAACTTCGCGGATGACATCTTCTGCATCACACGCCCCAAGCCAAAGCGCAAGTACCGCCAGTACCTGATCACATGGCCGTGCGGGGCGACATGGGAGTTCGACGTGCGCGACCTCGACATACCAGAGTTCCGCGATGGCAAGGAGTGGGGGCTGACGTGGTGCTTTGCTACCGTGCGCGATGCTAGGGAAATGCTTGAGAGCCGTGGCTGCAAGGTGGAGGTAATGTCATGAAGACCTACACCGCATGGGCCATCGATGCTGACGGCAACAAGACGCAGTACGATGGCCTGACCAAGGGCCGCGCACTGTGGCGCTACCACTGGTTCCAGCGCCTGCACCACAGCCTGCGCCTCAAGCAGTTTGGTTGGCGCATCGAAGACTGACCGCGCCCGTGTGCTGTCGTGCCTATGGTGCGGCAGCGCGCCCGCGCCCGCCAGCCGTAGGCTGGTCAGCATACATGCGCCTGCCCGTAGGGCAGTCATCCAACAAGCAAACAAACAAACAGACGTCTGTCCAAAGGACAGTCAGCTAATTGTCAGGTAGAGAATATCTGTTAAATAAGGGTAGGGGGTACACCCCTTTTTATTATAGTTTAGGTACCATGGGGGGTTACAAGCAGAGCAATCGGCATACCCACCCCAAAACACACTTGCACACATACGCACGTCCCTGTATACATACGGAACACGTTTGGTTGCTCCTTGCGTCGTTGATAGCAGTCGGTTAGCTGCCTTTCCCCTCTCTTGGTAGTTAACCGACTGTTTTTTCTGCACAAAAGCAATCCTGCCCCAGTAAGGGGGTACCCCTTCGCGAAATAAAAGGTGGGGGGTATATTTACAAAATAGCGATACTTGCTCAAATGCCCGATTCGTATTAGATAGGGGCATATTCAATTTAGTGAGCATATCGATGGCGTCTAAATCTAAAAGCCTTATTATACAGGACGGTGAGCCAACCGACGTTGACGGCATTGACAAGCGCTACACTGTCTCCCCGATCCGCGCATTGCTTCCGGGCGGGAATGTAAAGCGCAAGAGCCCCAATGAACATATACCAACGGACAAAAGCCGCCGGGGTGTATTGCATGCAGTTGGCCTTGGTATGAACCATGAGAACATTGCCAAGGTGATGGGGATTAGTGTCACGGCCCTGACCAATCATTACCGTAATGAACTTGACACTGGCCTGAGCCTTTTGATGGATGACGTGAAGACCAACCTGTACAACATTGCCCGCGATGAGAACCACAAGGGCACGGTACAGGCCGGGATCTATTTGCTCAGCCGTCTGGGTGGCGACAGCTTCAAGGACATTAAGCGCATTGAGATGACAGGCGCAGATGGCAAGGCGTTGGAGATTAGCCAGAAGACGCAGACTGTTGACCCGCGCTTGCTGGATGCTGACCAGCGTGAGGCGTTGCGGGATATATTAAATTCGGCCCTAAGGCTGGCAGCACCCAATGCGCAGGCCCAGCCCAATATTATTGACGGTGAATATGAGGAAGTTAGCGATGCCTGATCCGGTAGAGTGGGTTGCAATGACGTTTGATCCCAAGATGCGTGTTGACCCGCATTTCCTAATTCGCGTGATGAAAGGGCAGGTCAGCACCTTGACGGCTGACCAGTGGGAAGACGCCAAGGAATGCTGCGCTGACATTATTGAGCAGTTTATCTCTTTGCGGGAAGAGCATGACTGATGCTTGACTTCGATATTTCGAAGATTGACATACAGCGCCAGTTGATGGAACTGGACCGGGCTGACTGCGAAGAAAGCCTGTATTATTTTTTGACCAATGCATGGAAGTACATTGACGCCAGCACATGGAAAGACGGATGGCCAATTGAGGCTGTGGCGGAGCATTTGCAGGCGGTGGTTGATGGCGACATTAAGCGGCTGATCATTAACATTCCGCCGCGCATGGGTAAGAGTACCATTACGTCTGTGGCGTTCCCTGCGTGGACATGGGCGCAGCCTGAATCTTCCGCTACGTCAGGGCCGGGTGTACAGTTCCTGATGGCGTCCTATGCCAACCAGTTGGTGCTGCGTGACAGCGTTAAATGTCGGCGGTTGATTGAATCGCCATGGTATCAGAGCATGTGGGGTGAGCGCTTTAAGCTTAATTCCGACCAGAACACCAAGTCCCGCTTTTCCAATGACCGGGGCGGTGAGCGCCTGATTACATCCGTTGGTGCGGCGGTGACCGGTGAAGGTGGGTCGATCATTGTGGTCGATGACCCTAACTCTGCATCTGAGGCATTTTCGGATGCCAACATTGAAAGCACGATTGAATGGTGGGATGGGACAATGTCCACCCGTCTTAATGATTCCAAGACTGGTGCGTATGTCATTATTCAGCAGAGACTGGCAGAAAATGACTTGACTGGGCACGTTATTGAAAAAGATGTGGGTGAATGGACGCACCTGTGCCTGCCCATGAAGTATGAACCTGACCGCTCGTTTGTTACCAACATTGGCTGGAAAGATCCGCGCACTGAAGACGGTGAGTTGCTTTGGCCTGACCGCTTTGGGGTGAAGGAAGTTTTGGGTCTGGAGCGTTCACTGGGGCCATTTATGTCCGCAGGGCAGTTGCAGCAGCGCCCAGAGCCAGCCGGTGGCGGTGTCATCAAGCGCGAATGGTGGAAGCTGTGGGAAGAGCAAAGCTATCCGCCCATGGATTATATCATTGCGTCACTGGATACGGCGTACACAACCAAAACCACCAACGATTACTCCGCAATTTCGATCTGGGGCGTGTTTACGACTGATTCCACAGCCGTTGCCAACCGCATTTTGGATAAAGATGGCCGTCCAATGTACTTTGACCGGGGCTATGCAGAGACTGCGCCGCGCCTAATGCTGATGCATTCATGGCAGGAGCGCCTTGAATTCCATGATCTTGTCGAAAAAGTGGCAAAGACATGCAAGTCATTGAAAGTAGACAAGCTTTTGGTTGAAAATAAGGCTGCGGGTATATCTGTATCACAGGAATTGCGGCGACTTTATGGCAGCGAAGGCTTTGCTGTGCAGCTTTGTGACCCTAAAAGTCAGGACAAGCTGTCGCGGTTGTATTCTGTTCAGCATTTATTTGCTGACGGTATGGTGTATGCGCCTGATAAGGTGTGGGCAGAGCAGTTAATTACCCAAGTTGGCCAATTCCCTAAGGGAAAGCATGACGATTTGGTTGACACTGTGTCTATGAGCATACGGCACTTGCGTGATATTGGGCTTTTGACCCGGTCGCAGGAGCGTATTGAAGAGATTGAGAACATGAAAGTGTATCCGGGCAAGCAAAGTGTTCCTTTGTACCCGGCATAATGGAGGATTTATGAAATATATTGGTCGCGTTAACGCATCTTGCACGGTTGAAGACCTTGGTCATAAGCAATTTGAGGTAGAAGTGTGGGGCGAAGTGCCTTTTGACCACAAGCGCACCTATACATTGAACGCTAAAGATGATAATTCAGCAGCGGAAGAAGGATTGCGTCTTTTTTGCGATGAGATGGAATGCCTTAGAAGCGCAGAAGCAAAGGAAGATTGATGGCAACGCAACCGGGCCTCGCTCCAATGAATATTCGTCAGCCTGCTCCAGATGAGCCGGGTGCGATTGACACGTCACCAATCCAAATCGACTTTGCAGATGAGAGTGGAGACACTCCTGAGACAGATGAGAACGGGAATATCCTTTCAATTGAGCATGATGACGGTTCAATAACTGTTTCGCTTGATGGAAACCCGCTTGAATCGGCTGAAAATGGCGATGACGGCGACTGGTTTGCCAATCTGGTCGATAGAATTGACGAAGCTGAACTTAATTCTATTTCTGGTGACCTGTTTCGCGGCATTGATGACGATTTATTGTCGCGTAAGGACTGGGTCGAGACACGGGCGCAGGGAATTAAGCTTCTTGGCCTGAAAATAGAAATACCGGGCCTTACAGGGGCCGTTGACGGCGCACCTGTTGAAGGCATGTCGCGTGTACGCCACCCATTGCTGCTTGAAGCTGTGTTGCGCTTCCAAGCCAACTCCCGGTCGGAACTTTTGCCGACAGATGGACCTGTTAAGATCCGCAACGACGATAACAATGCGTCATTGCAGGAAGACCAGATTGCAAACGCGCTTGAGCGTGACCTTAACCACTATTTGACATCGACGGCGACGGAATATTACCCCGACACCGACCGTATGTTGCTGATGCTGGGCTTTGGCGGCACGTCATTTAAAAAAGTTTACTACTGCCCGCTGCGTAACCGCCCTGTTTCAGAGACTGTGGACGCAGATGACCTGATCGTAAGCAATGACGCAACGGATTTGTCCAATGCGCGCCGCATTACGCACCGGATCATGATGCGCCCGTCAATTGTGAAGCGTATGCAGATCCTTGGCGTCTATCGTGACGTTGATTTAGGCACACCTAGCATGCGCCGCCTTGATCCATTGCAGCGCGAAGAGCGTGAGCAACAGGGTATTTCGTCTGATGCCACCAATCCATTGGATCGCGACCGTGAGATCTACGAATGCTATTGCGAACTGGACATCAAGGGCTTTGAGCATAAGCACAAAGGCAAAATATCTGGGCTTGAGATCCCATACCGTGTGACCGTTGACGTTTCCTCAAAGGAAATCTTGTCAATTGTCCGCAACTTTAACGAAGACACAGCAGACCTGCCAATCGCCAAGAGCAGCTTTGTCAAATACACGTTCGTACCGGGCCTTGGCTTTTACGACATTGGCCTCCTGCACATTTTGGGCAACACCACCAACGCCATCACGGCTGCATGGCGCGAATTGCTGGATGCAGGTATGTATTCCAACTTCCCCGGCTTCCTAATGGCTGACACGGGCGCACGGCAGAACACCAACATCTTCCGGGTTCCTCCCGGCGGCGGCGCGTTAATTAAGACTGGCGGCATGCCAATATCACAAGCGGTTATGCCCCTGCCCTACCAGCCGCCATCACAAGCGCTGATGCAGCTTGTCAGTGACATGGCGCAAACAGGTGCCCGTATTGGCGGCACGTCTGAAATGCAAGTTGGTGAAGGCCGCGCTGATGCCCCTGTGGGCACCACCATTGCCATGATCGAACAGGCCACCAAGGTCATGAACGCCGTTCACAAACGCCTCCATGCTGCACAAGCGGAAGAATTCCGTTTGTTGTGCGAGTGCTTCCGCGAAAACCCAGAAAGCTTTTGGCAGCGCAACGCCAAGCCAACTATGTCTTGGGATCAGGCAACATTCATTCAGGCGCTTGATGACTACGACCTGACGCCTCAGGCAGACCCCAACACAGCGTCACACGGTCAGCGCATCATGAAGATTACTGCCCTGAAGCAGCTTCAGCAGGCAAACCCATCGATGTACGATCCTATCGCCATCGACGTTGCTGCATTGCAAGCTATTGGCTGGTCGAACCCGTCGCAGTTTATGGCACCGGCAAATGCGCAGGCATCACCACCGCCAGAACTGTTGCAGGCTCAGGCAAAAATGAAGAACGACGAAATGACCGCCAATGCGCGGATGATGGAAGCGCAGGCACGGGCAGCAGAAACACAAGCCAAGATCCAGTCTGGTGCATTTGCGCCAAAGCAAGAAGGTCCAGAAATGGGTCAGGCAGCGCTCAACGCCGCACAAGCGGATCTTATCAACGCCGAAACAAAGCGCAGCGAAATTGGCGTCCGCCATCAAGAGCGTATGGTTGAAGATCAGAACCGCGATTTGGATCGTCAGAGCCGTGAGCGTGTTGCCATGTTGCAGCTTGCCCGTGACCTTGTAATGCATCCGGAGCAGGCTGAAGCTGTTGAGCCATTGGTTGGACCGTCAGAGCGTAAATTTAATGAGGGCGAAGGCGAATGAACGACCCAAAGGCTATCCGCAAAGCAATCATGACCGCACGAAATATTGCGGCTATGGTTGATCCTCACTTTGCGCGTGTGCCTTTGCCCCAGATTGGGGAGCCTGATCCAGAAGAAATGATGCCGCCTGAGCAGTTTTCTATGGGCGGCAGGCTTCCTGCTCAACGGTCCGACAATCCATTTGAGCAGTTTCAACCGCAAGATCCTTTTTCTTTTGATTTACCTGACCACCAATATGCTGCTGGCGGTGAGGTCTACGGCGACAATAGTAAGATCAAGGTTGTTGGAAATTACAAAGGTGAGCATCGTCTTGTTCCCATCAGCCCTAAAAATACTAATTACCGGCATGTTATGGAATATGTGCCAATTGACTGGCTTATGGAGCGGCGCGGCAATGAATATCGCCACTCGCCTGAGCGCATGGAGCAGCTTCGTAACGAGATTCAGGAAGAAGGACTGCGTGAACCGGTGCTTATCAGCACGGGTAAGAATTCCCGAACTTCAATTGTTGGTGAAGGAAATCACCGTGTTCTTGCCGCTAAGCAGCTTGGCTACACCCATATTCCGGTAAGGGCTATGGTGGGTAGTTCAGCCGGTAGCGATGTGTTTCCGGAAGGCGCGCACGACGAAGATATTATCCCAAAGCCAAACGAGTATTTCCCATCTGACGCCAAGCCATCTCGCGTCATGCGCAGCTTGGGCTACGAAGGTCAGCCAGAACTTCCTGAGGATTGGTGGGAAAAGGGGTACGCCACTGGCGGTGGGACATCAAACAATAACCATGAAATAATTGCATATCATGGGACCAATAAAGATTTTGATGAATTTGGGATGAAGCAGCCTCGCGGCGGCATCACATTCACAACCGACAAGTCTGCCGCTGATGATTATGCCCAAGATCGCGCTCGTAAGCTTGGGGGCAAGCCGCGCACGGTAAAGGTGCGGCTTAAGGTCAATAACCCTTTTAACTCTCAAGAAACCAATTATTACGTCGATGACGTACACCACGCCAAGACACATGGGCATGATGCCGTTATTGGCCCTGCAATCGATGTTGATCCAGATATTTTTCCACCGCACCTTGTTCCTAAAAACATCACTGTTTGGGACAATAAAAATGTAGAGGTTCTGGATCATGGCCATGAACCTGCGCACATGGCTGACGGTGGTACGCCGCCTGATTTCAAAGTCGATAACGCAATGTCCGTCTTCCCCAAGCCCCAGCGCATGTGGGATGACCAGCGTCCGGGTGGCGCGTATCTATCCATGCCCGACAAGGAAGACGTTACGGGGCACCGCGCCGCGCAGGCATCCATTGGCATTGGCGAAGGCGGCAAGCCATACTTCCACGCCTCACGCGATGCGGCTGACGAAACAGGTTCGCCCGGTAAAGGCAGCGCGCTGGTCAAGACCAATCTGTTCAAGCAACGTGCTGGATGGCGCTGGTTGGATGCGCCTGAGGGCCATGAAGGCACCAGTACCATTGTCTCTGTCGAGCATCGCGGCAAACACCATTATGTGATGGATGCGCATTTTCCCAAGGGCGTTGATCTTAGCCGCTACCCTGATGCCCCTTCTGAGCCTCGCCTGCGCCCCACCACCCGTGGTAACGTCGAACTGGGCCCACAGGTAGGGTCGATCCTTGTTCGTGGTCGTGAGCATCCTGTACACAGCCATGCCATCGTGCGCGAGTATGGCGGGCGTGTGGGCTATGCCGACGGCGGCATGCTTGATGATGAGCAGCCCACTGACTATGCAGCGCCAGACAATATGGGCTTGTACAGCCATGGTGCAGCAACGGCAGCAGCTTCCCCGCAGGCAAAGGCATCGCCCCAAGAGTTCCGCAGCATGCTGACCAATCGCGGCGTAAAGCCAGCCGAATTTCAGGAATCTGGATATGATGAAGCTTTTGCCGACCAGCCGCAGGTTACCCGCGAACAGGTTGCAGAGCATTTCCACCAAAACCGGACGCCAATTGAAGAGAAAAGGTTTTACGACAATAATCCGCAGCTTGATGCGCTTGAAAAAGATTACTGGGACAAACTTCGCGAAATACAGGCGCGCAAGGTAGCGCATCATGAAGCAAACCCAGATCAAGACAATACCGGTTGGGGGAATGACGAAAAGGCTGCTTTGCGGGATGATTACCACAAAGCCAGAGCAGCCGTTCTAGAATCTAAGGATTATATTCCAAGCGCCGGAAACACGCACCATGAAGAACATATACTTCCGGGCGGTGAAAATTACCGCGAAATCGTGCTTAAGCATGGTGGTGATGACATAATGTTCCCCGGCGAACCAATACATCTTGGCGGTGAGCCAAATGTTTTGGTGCATCTTTTAATGAAAGACCGCACGGACACTGAGGGCAAGCGCCTTCTGCATCTTGATGAACTGCAAAGCGACTGGGGGCAAAAGGGGCGCAAAGAGGGCTTTAGCGGTCCCATTGATGAAGATAGGTTCCAGCAACTTAACTCAATGCCTGATTCTGTTCGCACAGCAGATGAAGATGCTGAACTTACGGATATGTTCAAAAAGCTTCAGGGTGTTTCCACGGGTCCTTACGTCACAAAGACGGATGACTGGGTTGATCTAGGGCTAAAGCGCGCCATGATGGAAGCCGCCAAAGGTGGGCACGATAAGCTTGCATGGACGCCGGGTGATGTTGTTGCCGACCGCTACAACCTCAGCAAGCACATCAAGGACATCCACCACGAAAAGAACGATGACGGCACATACAACGTCATGGCTTATAACCACAAAGGCGCAAAAGTTTACGATCAAGATGACCTTGCTGAAAAGGATGTGGTTGATGCTTTGGGCAAGGAGGTCGCTGGGAAGATTTTTTCTGGCGAAGGAATTGACCGTGAAGGCGCGCAGGCTAAAATCAAAGAAGCGCACGATGCGTATGAGCGTTTTAAAGAAAAGATAGTTGAAACTGACATGCAGAGGCGCATGGCAGATCGGTTAAAGCGAGAGCCAAATTTTGATTGGACTGAAGAAAAAAAACAAGAATTAAAAAACATTTTGAGCGATGATTTGGGTGCTACTATTGGTGGTTCTAATCATTTTTATGCCAAGAAAATGGGTTTAGAAGAAGAGCATAATGCGCTTTATGACAATTTGCAAAAAGCCTTTTCTGATGGAAGTAACGCTCCTTACTCTCCGTACCGTGATTGGCGCACGTTAAGCGGCGTCGATCTCACAATTGGCGGCGAGGGTATGAAGAAATTTTACGATGAAATGCTGCCTAAGCGCTTGATGAAGCTTGCCAAGCAGCATGATCCTGACGCCAAATTTTCTGTTTCAACCGTCAAGCACCCCAAAGAATATTCTGACATTGTTGCGCTTAACAATATGTCCGACACCACCACCGACCTACCGACTTTGGAGATTACACCAAAGATGCGCGAAAGCATTTTGAAAAAGGGCTTTGCTGCCTATGCTGACGGCGGTGAGGTTGAGGGCTATGCAGGCGGTGGCGATGTTGAAGGTTATCAAGATCCCGCGACGCAGCACATATCCGACTGGAACTGGCGTTCCGTTGGAGATGTTCAGGACAGCCTTGGCGGGATGAAGGAAATCCCTTCGCACGTCGAAAAGTTTGGCGACTTTATGGACACCATTGCCCAGCGCGCAGGAGGCAGTGGCCTCACGCCACGCGACTTGATCAAAGCGTACACCATTACCCGGTCAAGCATTCAGCGTCGGGCCGCAGACGTTGATAAGCTGCGCGCATCTGGCCTTGATCTACCGGAGGAAATGACTGGTAAGATCCGCCCTGAAGGTGCTTTTGGCGAATGGTTGCACACACCAGCAGGCCAAGCATACCTTGACGCAGCGGAAAAGGGTAAGGTACACCAGACTGCAATCCAAAACGCAATTCAAGTCATGGCACCATTTGGCCGTCACCAGACAGACATTCCTGATGCCTTGACATGGGCTGCGCTTAACCTTCCGGGCAAGGAAAAACAGGTATCTGAACTTGTCCATGCCGGTCATTTGATGGCAAGCACCCCAGAAGAATGGCGGGCGTTTACACAGCACATTCGCGGTGTCGGCCCCAGCAAGTCTGGTTTCCTTGCATCGCTTATGGGGCGCGGCGACCAGCCAACGCTGGATGCGCGCCAGATCATCCTGCACACCGGGCGTCCAACAAAAGAAGCCAGCAAGTACATCGCCAAAAAGGGCGGTGCAGGTGGCGTTGAAGCTGTTGACCGCCTTGCAGCGCGCCAGAGCGCCATGGATCTGTCCCTTCCTGACCGTTTGAAGCCGTATTACCAGCACCTTACTCACCATGCGGTTTGGGATAAGGCTGGCGATGAAGAAACAACGCACGAAGATGTTGTGCGCGCTATGCACCATGCTGCAAAGGGTGGTGCGCAAAACGGTGATGATGAAAGCATCCTTAGCCATCCTGTTGCTAAGATATTCCAGACAATCGGCATGGCCGGGTTGAACGATCCAAGCGTTGATCCTGCAAAATTCAAAGAATATTTGAAGCGGGCTCAATACGCCCTTGCGCGCAAGATTACGACTAAGGGTTCCGACGTTCTTGCATCTTATCCGGGCGCTGCAAACGTCAAGATGAGTAAGTTTGGCAAGCCCCTTAGCGAAATGGAATCTACCACTGTTCAAAAGGGCTTTATGCTTCCGCGCAAAGAGGCCGACATTGAAGAAATGCAGCGGCGTGGTTCGCGAATTTTCCCATTCTTGGGTGATTTGTCACCCGCTGACCAAATCTTGCTCAAGACAGGTCAAACAAGCCTTGTTGACCCCAGCGAACAGCAGGGTGGCGCTGGCTTTATGCGATCAGAGTTTGCGCAGGGTCGTGATCCTGCTGCTTATGGTAATCGTATTGGTGCAGCCAAAACACTTGCCAAAAAGATTGCAGCACAGACGCCAGAGGGTACGCCTGCAATCGGTACGCACGTTGCCATGGGGCTTGGCAGCGTTGATTCATCGCACCATGCCTATGAGCCTATTTTGCGCATGATACCCAACTCACCAATTGCCCAAAAGCACATTGATGATTTTGATGACATGATGCGTGAAGCGCTACCGGCAACAAAAAAGTACCCTATGGCGTGGCCGGGTATTATGAACACCAAGGAAGCTGAGCAGTTTTTTGCTGGCAGACCCGGTACACACGCATCGTTTTTTGCTAAAAAGATTGACAGTTCAAGATGGCAGAAAGCTGGGTTCCCAGACATTGGAGAAGTCCGTTTTTCTGCATCAACGCCAGAACTTCTTGGCGCACCGCGCTTATCAACTGGCAGTGCTTTTTCGCAGGTTGAGCCATCTGGTCGTATTGTAACCAATCCAGACCTTAAACATAAAACTTATCCTGCCCTTATCCCGTCTGAGGGTGAAGGGTATATGGGTGGATCAAGCACCCCAATTCCAGCCAAACTAATGTTTAGTGATTTTTTTAAAACCATGAAAACAAAAGATAAAAGCGGGAAGGCTATTAATTACGACTCACCTACTGGCCAAACTTTGTTTCAGCAGTCACTAATGACTAAAGTCCCATTCCAAGATGCTACGCAGGAATGGTTGGATAACATCATGGAAGACCGCCGCCAAAAGCAAGAGCAAGGCTTTAAAAAGGGCGGTAAAGTTCGTAGTGCGTTGATGATTGCCAAGGGTATGAAAAAAAGGTAATGTCTTTTTGGCCACAATTCTGTGGAAGCTTTTATTCGCCGGTAATTCGGTAAGACAGGAGACTGTATGTCAGAGATGTCCCGCAACGCTCGTCGTGCAATGCGCGCTAAAATTCACCGCCTAACCTCAGCACAAACGGGCAAGGTTGACGCTTCTGACTACGGTCCTGAGCAAGTTCTTGATTCTGAGGCCAAGACGGGCATGCGCCCAGTTTCGCGCCGCGCTTACAAGAAGGGCGGCAAGGTTGTCGCTGTTGCTGGCGCTGATGCCAAGCAGAATGCAGGCAAGAAGCCACGCGCAGGTAAGAAGCACCTTACCGTTGACGCACTGGTTAACCGCAATTTGAAAGATGCAAACGAAGCCCGTGAAGGCAAGAAGCACGTTGGCGCTCTGAAAACAGGCGGTCGGGCTACAAAGAAAGCTTATGGCGGATCGATGGATGAGGATATTTCCACGCGCCCAACCGACAGATACGGTAACCGCGCTACAGACAAAGATCTTGGCATGGTGCGGACTTCCGGCGGCATGCCAGATAGGGATATTTCTTCGCGCCCAACAGATAGTTCCGGTCGCCGCATGACCAACAAAGAACTTGGCATGGATTATTCAGCAGAAGCGCGTCCAATGCCTAAGCCAAAGCCCGTCATGCGCGGCAAGCCAATGTCTGTATCGGAAGCTATGGCCGGTATGCGCAGCGGTCGTAAGCATGGCGGCGAGGCTTGGGAAGGTTCCGCCAAGGACGAATCGCAAGACAAGAAGCTTGCTAAAAAGTACGGCATGTCGATGGCAGCGTGGGAAAAGTCCAAGATGGACAAGAAGCACGACACCCAGCATTCGTCAAAGGGCCTGAATAAGGGCGGTCGCACTGGCAAGAGCCTTGGCGGTGTTTTGAAGGATGTCGGCAAATATGCCGCACTTGGCGTTGCGGGCAATGAGATTTTGAAAAACCCATCTATACTCATGGGTGGCCTTGGCGCTTTGGCGTACAGCCAGTTTGGCAAGAAAAAGGGCGCACCGGGCGCACCGGCAAACGCATCACCAACGCCAGCAGTCGCAGGCAAGAAGAGTGGTGGCGGTTTGTACGCAAACATCAACGCCAAGCAGGAGCGGATCGCAAATGGCTCAAAGGAGCGTATGCGCAAGGTCGGCAGCAAGGGTGCGCCAACCGCAGAAGCATTTAAGCAATCTGCACGTACTGCTAAAGCCCATGGCGGTTACACCTCACTGGATGGCGAAATGCAGACACAAGAAAAGGTAAGCGGTCGCGTTGCCAAGTATCAGGGCGGTAGCCTTTCTGGCCTTGAAATGAATGCTGGTGGTCGTGCTAAGAAGAAGAAGAGCGGCACCAATATCAACATCGTAATTGCGACTGGTAAGGGCCAGCCGCAAATGGACCCTGATATGCAGCAAGCACCTTCACCTCAGGGTGTACCGGTGCAGATGCCGCCTCCACCACAGGCTGGCGCTCCTATGCCTATGCCCATGCCAATGCCAATGCCAATGCCGCAAGCAGGCGGTCCGGGCGCAGGCCCTGCACCAATGCCACGCAAGGCTGGTGGACGTACCTACCGTTCTTATAAGGACATGGATGCAGGTGCTGGAAGCGGTCTGGGTCGTTTGGAAAAGACGGAGATCCAAAAACGTAAAAAGTAGTTAAGCTTGGGCGGCGTTGGTTAAAAGATCGTCGCCCAATATTTTATTTTATGGAATATATCGATGAACTTTAACAATCTATTTGAATTTGAATTGCTGAAACTTGTTGAGGCGCGCATTACCTCCCTTTCAGAAAACATCACAAACGCACATGCAGTCGTTGATTATTCCGACTATAAATACCAAGTTGGTAGAATCGCTGGCCTTCGCGAGTTCGAAGACCTGCGTGAAGAGGTCAATAAAATTATTGCTGAACGATAAATATGGAGAAAAATTAAATGCCACATATGAATATGACTCATGAAGAAGACCCAAAGGAACTGATTCTTCAAGCATTGGGCGATATTGAAAAGTTCAAAGTGTTCCACAATGAAGTGGTTGTTGCTGTGTATTTGCGTCCGGAAAAGACCAAAAGCGGCATTTACCTGCCGGATCAGCACCGCGATGAAGACCGCCACCAGAGCAAAGTCGGACTTGTTGTTAAGATGGGTTCTGAAGCTTTTGACGATCCCAACGGCAACTGGTTCCGGGGTATGGATGTAAAGCTACATGATTGGGTTGTTTACCGCCCGTCAGACGGCTGGACAATCACCGTCAACAACGTGCTTTGCCGTGCGTTAAAAGATACAAACATTCGGGGCAGCGTCCCCCATCCCGATATGATCTGGTAAGGAAGCTAAAATGAATATTGAAGATAATGCAGAAGAGCAGTTTGAAATTGAACTGAGCGAAGATCCAAAGCCAGCGGAAGACATTATTGTTGAAAAATCAGAGGATAAAAACTCTGACCCGGTAGATGACACCCTTGAGGCCCTAAAGGGTCAATTGGAAGAAGAGCGCAAAGCGCGTCAGGAAGCCCAGCGCCGTGCAAGCGAAGCCGAATATTCGGCGTATGAGGCAAAGGGTGAGGTGCAGGATACAAGCTTGCATCTGGTGTCAAATGCCATCGATACAGTCCTTCAGAACAATAATATCCTAAAGGCAAATTACCGTGACGCAATGTCTATGGGTGATTTTGACACTGCGGCTGACATTCAGTCGGAGATGTCTTCCAACGCAGCCAAACTTCTTCAGCTTGAGCAAGGTAAGCAGGCGCTGGAAAATCAACCACGTCAACCAGCCCCAACGCCTTATGTTTCTGACCCTGTTGAGGCTTTGGCATCGCAGCTTTCGCCACGATCTGCTGACTGGGTGCGCCGGAATCCGCAATTTGCCACAGAACCGCGCCTGTATCAAAAGATGTTGGCAGCGCACAATCTGGCGATGGCAGATGACATTCCTGCGGATTCTGACGATTATTTTGACGCAATTGAAGATATTCTCCACGTCCGCAGTCAGGATAATAGACGTGATTATGACGCCATGGCTGACGCTGCAAAGCCAACGCAGCGCCGCGCAGCACCGCCAGCAGCACCTGTTTCGCGCAGTGGCGGTGGCGGCGGAAGCAGGCCAAACCGTGTGACGCTTACCGCAGCAGAGCGCGATATAGCCAGCATGATGGGTATGACGCCTGAGGAATATGGCCGCAACAAGCTTACCCTTCAAAAAGAAGGTAAAATGAATTAAATTTAAGGAGTATTATTATGGAAACTATTGCACCAAAAAAGCGCGGACGCCCACCAAAGGTTAAAGAAGCCCTTGATCAAGCAGCCCAAAATGCCGCAGAAGCGGTAAATATACATGCTTTGGAAGAGGCATATGAGCCCCTTGCTGTTGCACCAGAGGCAACGCATGCAGACATTACGCCAACAATTCGTGAAGATATTCGGGCCCCAATGCGTGAAGAAGATCCCCGCACCCGTGCTGCGCGCCGTGCAGCAGAACTTCGTGATCACCTTGGCGATTTGGATGAAGGCACTGATGACTTTTACATCAATAAGGCTGACATCCCACCGGGTTGGGAATATGAATGGAAGCGTAAGCTTTTGATGGGCGCTGAAGATCCTGCCTATCAAGTGGCTTTGGCCCGCGCTGGTTGGGAGACTGTTCCAACATCGCGTCACCCATCCTACATGCCAAATAGCGGCAACCACCCTACAATTGAACGCAAGGGTATGGTCCTTATGGAGCGTCCATTAGAAATTTCTGATGAAGCCCGTGCAATTGAATTACGCAAGGCGCGTAATCAGGTCAGGCAAAAGGAAGCCCAGCTAAATTCCGCAGAAGGCGGACAGTTTGAGCGGGCAAATAAAGACCAATCTCTGGTCAATATTCGAAAATCATACGACTCAATTCCAATTCCGCAGTAAGGAAATTGGGTAAATTGGGCGGCTATATGCCGCCCTTTTTATTGTATTGTTGACAAACTACAAAAAATAAACGATTTATGGGAAATCTCCCCCGGTGCGGAGATTCAAAAAACCCAGTCTTAGTCGCCCCGGTGCGCGATGATGGCTTCCTAAAAAGGAGACCCGTCATGGCCAATACCAATGCGCCTTTCGGTTTTAGACAGTTAAGTGGGACTGGTTCTGCTCCGACTTACGAGCAGGTTGTGGGCTTTTGCGCTTACAATACCGCTGCTATGTATTTCGGTGACCCCATTTTCCAGAACGCTAACGGTTCAGTATTCCCTGACACACCCGGCACTGGCATCCTTGCTGGTGTTTTCGCTGGTTGTAAGTATCTTTCAGTTTCGCAGAAGCGTACCGTTTGGTCAAACTTCTGGGGCGCTGCTGACGTAGCTTCTGGCAACACCGTCGAAGTTTACTTTGTTAACGATCCGAATGCCAAGTTCTTGGTTCAGACGGGTTCGACAGGCGCAACAACTGCGGCTATCGGCGCTAACGTGCAGTTTTCATACGGTACGCCAAACACTATGAGCGGCATTTCAGGCGCTTTTGTGGACATCACCAGCGCAGCAACCACGGCTACTTTGCCGTTCAAGGTTGTTAGCCTTGACGTAGACCCGCCCGGTTCAAATGGTTCCGAAGCTGGCGCATACAATTATGTAATTGTTGCGTTCAACAACGTATCCACCAAGACCCTAACCGGCATCCACACATAAGGGAGTAAGGTACCATGGCTGTTAATTTATCAGCAATTAAAGACCTTCTGCTCCCCGGTTTACGGGGCGTAGAAGGCAAGTACGAGATGATCCCATCTCAGTACGACAAGATCTTCACAAAGCACGATTCGAAGCTTGCGCTCGAACGTACCGCTGAAATGCGTTACCTTGGTCTTGCTCAGTTGAAGACTGAAGGCGGTCAAACGTCTTTCGATAACGGCGCTGGTGAGCGTTATGTATACAACCAAGAGCATAACGAAATTGCTCTTGGCTATGCAATCACGCGCAAAGCCATCGACGATAACCTGTACAAGACCCAGTTCCAACCATCGAACCTTGGCTTGATTGAATCATTCCAGCAGACCAAGGAAATCTACGGTTCGAACATCTTGAACACGGCAACAACCTACAACGCCAACATTGGCGGTGACGGCGTAGCACTTTGCTCGACTGCTCACCCTATTGATGGCGGTACGGTTGCCAACACGCCGACCACTCAGGTCGATCTGAACGAAGCCACGCTGCTGAATGCGATGATCGCAATCCGCACGAACTTCAAGGATCAAGCTGGTCTGAAGGTCTTCGCCCGTGGCCGTAAGCTTATCGTTCCGCCGCAGCTTGAGCCTGTCGCTATCCGCCTTACCAAGACGGAACTCCGTCCCGGTACAGCAGATAATGATGTGAACGCCATACTCAGCACCAGTGGCGGCCTTCCAGAAGGCTACATGGTCAACGACTTCTTGACGTCGGCCTACGCTTGGTTCCTTCTGACCAACATCGACGGTTTGTCGTACATGGAGCGCGTCAAGTTCGAAACCGACATGCAAGTCGATTTCGTAACCGACAACCTCTTGGTCAAGGGTTATGAGCGTTATAGCTTTGGCTATTACAACTGGCGTTCGATCTACGGTTCGTTCCCAACGTCTTAATTAATCGGCACCCCCTCTCTTAACGGGGAGGGGGAAACCTTAAAGGAGGTCCCAATGGGTATTACCACTTTTACCGGGCCGATTATGGCAGGCAACGTGCTTAACAGCGATGGCAGCGGCAACCTTGCCGGTGCTGGCGGTGATAGCGGGTTGGCCAATGTTGGCTACACTACAATGGCTCAGTCTCAGGCAATAACGCAGGCAACTAACGGATCGTCTGCTGGTGTTTACACGACAGACATTGTCATCCCTGCTGACAGTCAGATTATTGGCATTGATTTGCTGGTATCTACTATTTGGTCAGGTGCTGCGTCCACGCTTGGAATCGGAACCACAGTTTCAGCTACGGCGCTGACTGCTGCTGGCGCTGTTGCAGGCGGAACCAAAGGTGTCGTTGTTGCCAATCCCGGCACAGTCGATGCTGCAATCGCCAATTGGCGTGATGTTGGTGCAAACGACATCCGTATTTTGGTGACATCTACCAATACGGGTACTGGCGTCGGTGTTTTGACCGTTCGCTATATTCAGTCCAACAACCTCACGGCATAAGGAGACTCATCATGAAGGGTCGTAAAACACGCGCATCTGGTGGCGTAAATGAAATGGCGCAGGATCAAGCACAAAAGAACATGCGCTACACCTACGAAAGCAATGTCAACGAAGCGGCTGAAAAGCGTAAGCGCGGTGGCAAGACTGTTGGTAAAGTCAAAGGCATGGATGCTATGGCCTGCGCAAGCCGCAAGCCACGCAAGTCCGGTGGATCATGCGATAGCGGCAGTCCGTTTTCGTCCGCCCGCGCAGGAACCCCTGCAAAGGGTCGTAATGTCAGCGGTTCGTTAAGCTAATCGCTAAGACTTTGTGAAAATAAGGCGGGGGCTTAGCGGCCCCCGTTTTACTATGGAGAGCAGTATGTCTGATACTTGGCAGCGTAAAGAGGGCCAGTCTAAGTCTGGTGGATTGAACGATAAGGGGCGCGCTTCCCTTCGTGCAGAAGGTCACGACATAAAGCGCCCGGTCACCGCTGGTGAAGCGGATCGCAGCCCTGCGGCAGCAGATAGGCGCGATAACTTCCGTTCACGGATGTGCGGAATGAAAGAAAAACTCACGTCAGCAAAGACAGCGCATGATCCAAATAGCCGGATCAATTTGGCTCTTAAAAGATGGGACGTGAAGTGCTAGTCTAGCGCTTCAATAAGTGCTATTTAACAACATAGAATTTTGAAAAAGGAAAATTGGCATGGCCACCTTTAATACCACTGGCGTTGTTAACCAATCCATTAGTCGCATTGGCGTCACTGAACCGTTCGAACTTCAAGTCTCCCGTGACCAGATCACAGGTCATAGCGTTGAGTTGATTTCCGGAATCAGCGGCAGTGTGGGCACGTCTTACATAACAGTTTGGAGCCAAAATACGGTTTATGCCTATCTCTCCACGGCTTCGGTTATGAAGATTTCAAGCAGCAGCGCAA